TCTTTTTTCCGAGAAGATTCAAAAATAAAATCACTATGGCCAAAAATTTTTTGGAGCAGAATTTACCACCCTCTCCTGCGGACTATACTCCTCTTGCCTACACCCTCAACCATGGCCCGCCCCCGCCGCTTCGCCCCCCGCCGCAAGCCCAAGCTGCTATCCTTCGGTAAAAAACCCAAGCGTTCTTCCTGGCTTTTTGGCTGGTCCGACCAAAAGGGGAACAGGGCCTCCAGTCGCAAATACGACCTTATGCGTTTCCCCCAATACTAATAAATATGGAAACTTCTGTCGACCTAATCAAACAACTGCAGTCTGACTACCTTTCGTACTCAGTGGCTGTGCTCGTTGGACGAGCTATCCCTTCTTTGACAGACGGTCTAAAGCCAGCCCAACGCCGTGTTCTCACGGCCATGAAGTGGCTTAGCCTTAAGCCCGACGGCAAATATATGAAGAGTGCCAGGGTCGAAGGTGAGACCATGGGCAAATTGCATCCCCATGGAGGAGCCTATGGTGTTATGGTAACCTTGGCCGCACCCTGGAACAACAACCTGCCGCTTATCGACGGTCAAGGCAACTGGGGTTCCTCCGTTGACGGTGCCGCAGCCAGTCGTTACACAGAAGCAAAGCTAACAGCATTCAGCTGGGATGCGTTGCTAGACGACTCCGACACTTGGCAACTTGCAGACAATTATGACGGCTCCTTGAAAGAGCCAATCGAACTCAATGCTAAAGTGCCCACCGTGCTGCTAAATGGGCAAGACGGCATCGGGGTTGGCTTCGCAACTAAAATCCCTCCGCACTCTCTCCGAGACATTTGCGATGCTGTAACCAAGGGATCCCAACTAACACCATCATTCCCCACAGGTTGTGACATTGTTGCCGATGAGGGTCTAACCTCGTACCAACAAACGGGAGCAGGCACCTTGAGGTTGCGAGCAAGATGCGAGGTTACCAACGAAGAAACAGGTAAGAGGGCGAAGCAAACACTAACATTCACCAACCTACCAACAGGCACTAACCCTGAGAAAATCGGTCAACAAATTAAGGATGCACTTGACAAAGGCAATGTCACCGCAATCACAGCAGTCAGCGATCAGTCTGATCTCACGGGCGACCGTATTGCAATTACTGCAAAGTCCGGTGCAGACCTCACTCTGCTTCAACGACAACTCTATCACTATACCGACCTGGACACTAAATATTCGGCACGGTTGCTGGTTATTGACGGGTTGCGACCAGTTGAAATGTCGCCAGGTCAACTTGTTGCGCGTTGGCAGACATGGCGACTGGCTAGGTTGGGCGACAAGTTTGCCTATGAGCTAGATGCCTCCGAGGCACGATTAGAGATTGTACGAGGATACCTTAAGGCAATCGACAAGATTGATGCCGTCATCAAGATTATCCGAGCTGCTTCGACTCCCAAAGAGGCACTTATCGAACTTGTTTCGAACAGATCGCTAAAGTTTACGAGGGACCAGGCAAAAGCAATCCTTGAGATGCGACTTCGTGCGCTAACTAACCTTGACACTACCGAGTTACTGACTGAAGAAACCGATCTTATCTCCAAGATTGCCGAACTTGAAGAACTTATCAAAAACGACAAGGCTCGGAAGGCATACATGGTCAAGGAAATCAAGGCAATCGGTGTAAGGTACGGAGAGAAACGCCGCAGCGAACTGATTGATCCGCCGGAAGGCTTAACCCTTGAAAAGGGATCCTCTCGGCAAGCGGCACCCGCTACGGCGAAGCCAAAGTTCCTCAAGATTGACCTGAAACGAGGAACTGTTGAACAAGCAAAGGGTCCCCGTGGCTGCCTTATTGTCGACCGCGCTGAAAAGGTTATCACATTGACTGCTGACGGCACTCTAAGAAAAATCCCTGCAAACTACAAGGGTCCCCTTGGAGAAGGCTTCTGCGAAGTGCTGCTGGCGAAGAAAGAAAATGACTTGTCTGGCAAAAAATTTCTAATGGTTTTCACAATGGAAGACCAACTCAAAGCGATGGCTATTGCCGGAGAAGATCTTACCAAAGTGACTTCAAAGGGGAAACAAGCTTTACCTGAAGGGGCAACCATAGTCTACTTTGGCGAAGGAACCTATGTGGTCCCCTGGGTTTCAACCCGTAAGAAAAAAGTAGAAGTGTCTCCCACCTCGACCAAACAAGGCAAGCCCGGTGCAAAGGGTACCAAGATCGCTACAATCTCTGAAATTTCGATTAACTGAAATGGCTGAATTCCACGTTTTCGTTCCTGATGACTTTATCTGGGAACCCCAACCAGATATCACAACCTACGAGCTTGCACTCTGTATTCCTCTCTTTACCGCCACCGGCCGTTTGCATCAATTCTACGACCAACTCACCCCTGAAGCACAGCGCCACTGGAGAAGGGTAAAAAGGGATAAGCCTTTACGGGCCCTCTGAGCTACTACAATAAGTTCGCCGTAAAAGCATCATGGAAATTTTCTATCCGGTTGAACGCTTGTTCGCCAATCCCCGCATTTTCTTTGCGATTGCCAATTACCTGGGAGGTCCAGACGGCGAGACCCTTAAGCAATCTTTCTACGAACTGGTAGAATACAATTTTGGAGAATACGAGGATCCTTCAGAGATCGAGTTCACAGCTGAGGAAACTTGCTTCTCTATAGACGAAGAGACAGGAATCTTACAAATCACGTTGGACACTGGTGTAGCCTCGATCCTGCAGCCACTTGAAGGGGAAATTCGGGCACAAATTACGAACGATCATGAAATGGCAGCAACAAGTGCCATTTATGCTCGACTCGTCACCGCACTGGAAGAAGCCAACCCCGATTTTGCAGGCAATATTGCTTTATGCTCTCCACCAACCCCTGGGAATCAATACCTTCGTTCCCCGGACGGAGAGAGATTCGAAGGGTCATTTCACCTGCTTTCCGACCCCGAACGTCAATTTGAATTCAACGTGGACATTGTTGACGTTAACCAAGACATCTTACGAGCAACCTACAAACCAATTATCTAATGGCAGCTGACAACATACTTTTTGCAACCAACAGCATGCGGTCTTCAGTTTCATCGCTGAAGAAAAAATTATCCAACCTGAAAATCCAGGTTGAGATGTTCGACGCCGAGTTAGAAAAAATTGAAAATAAATTCGACAACATTCTCACCCAAGCCGAAATCTACAAGGCTAAGGTCGAGCGGGAAGTTGGCAGAGAAGTGAGGCGCTTAGAAAAAGAACTTTCCGAAGCTTCCTCTAAACGCACCGAAGCAGTAACTAAAACTGTAGACCCCAGCGATCTAAAAGTTGCTTCCACTCTATCCATCTTTGAAGCATTGCTGCGCAACATGTGCGCAAATGCCGAAGACTTTAGAATCGCTTCCGAAGCCTTTCTGTTCCCCGCAGTCTATGAACGGGTAATGGGTGGAGATGACGAAACTTATTTTCTCGAAGAAGTTCCACCCTCCGCGAGTTTAATCATAAAACGAGGAGTTGAATACATTTCGTGGCTTCGCTCGGAATACGACACTCACTTAACAGAACCGGCAACATGGGCAGATGCCATCGACTACATTGCCGAGTGGTGGAGAAATGACGCACTTCCCTTGCTTTACGGGTGCCGTGACGAGCAATGGGACATTGACTGGCCTCTAAGCCTCTCAGAGATTTTGATCTGGAGAAACTCGCCGGGTGAAAGACCACTCCAATTCCCCAAAATTTTCGATGCCTACGAAATTTACAAATCCCACAAAGATGAAATCTACGAAAGTTCAGGACTCCGGGCTTTTGAATTGCGACTCTTCACCTTCGAGAATGGCTCTAATGCATAAGAAACCCCTAAGTAAAACCGACCACCTGATTGCTAAGGTGGGTATAGGCATTGTAGACACAGTGGAGCGTCACTATCAGAAATACCAAGCGAAACCTAATGAAGCCAACGCTAAATCTTATTGCCTTTGGCGCTTACGACTCCATCGGCGCCTCAAAAACGACAAATTTCTTTTAGATGCAATCAACGAGGCAAGAAACTTAGGGCTCTACGACGAAGATCCAGGAAAAACTTGCTGGAATCTTTACTTCTCATAGGGTAAAACCACCTATCATCAGAGTGGCGCAATGATTCCACGCACAGTCCTAATGGCGCAGGAAGTAGCTGCGCAGTTTACAGCTAGCCAACTGGAAGACTACGGCAATATTATCCTCAATGGCTACCTGGAAGTAGTTCCAAACACAATCAACAAAAAACGTTGGCAGTATAAAGAGACCGCAGGTGCTCCGACAAATCTCCCCAGCCTAACCCAAGTGCAACCCGCACTCAAAGGATGGACCACCAACTACCAGGAGTACTACACTCAACTCCAACCTAACGGTTATGGCGTCAATCCTGGCGACCCGACAATGTTCGAGTACGACGTTCACTCGTTCACTCCTGCAACCGGAACAATCACAACCGTTGGAGGTCTTCAAGGGGGGAGCGGTTACTTCACCGGTACACATACTGGAGTACCCGCAGTTGGTGGTCGTGGTACAGGGGCCACTCTCGATATTACTGTTGGCGTTGGCGGCGTAGTTCTAACCGCCGTTATCAACAACCCTGGCACAGGTTATGCTGAAGGTGATGGTCTCACAGTAACTTCCATCGGCCCGGGAGCTGGCTTTGCAGTTTTCGTGACTGCTATCACCGTGGTATCACCTGCCAACCAACCCCAATGGGCGCAACCCCCTCACCGTTACAACCAGCAGCAAGTGTCTGCCATCACTCCTCCCCAAAACATTAACAACCCTGCGGTCATCCAGTATTCATTCATGCATCCTGTGGGCGACAATCCTGTCCCCCCTCCGATCGACACCCTCTGATTTACCCGGGGAAAACCACCCTATAATGTAAACATGCAAAACCTAACGTCTATGGCAGAACGCTTAACAGATCTCGGTTATCCGGTGCTTGGGGAAGAACTCCATCGCCGGATTTTCGGTAAGGAGACTCCTAAGGAAATGTCTCGACTTGCCAAGCAAAGAGCACAGAAACTCTTGAAAGAATTCGATATTCCAACTCCCGTCGATTACCCAGACCACCTATACGATGGGCCATTACCCCTGCCCGAGCTAAAGGCAGAAACACTTGGTGCACACTTTGAAGAAATTGCCAATGAACAGATTGGCGAATATAAAAAATATGCCGATGAATTTGCTGCCTGCGAGCTGGCAGAAATTCCCCCTACCAAAGAGCTTAAGTTCAACCCGGGGTGGACACGTTACACGAAGGTCCAAAACAAATGGAAAACAGAATCTGTGCCATATCCTTTGGAAAAAGCATTCACGTACGATACTGAAACTTTTGTGCATGGCGGCGCATTTCCGATTATTGGCACTGCGTTATCTGCCAAGGCGGCTTACATTTGGTTGGCTTCTGAGCTTATTGATCCTTCTTTGCCTGAGGATAAGTGGGACCAACACTCCCTGATTCCGATTGGCGAGAACCGTTTCGTAGTTGGCCACAATATCTCGTATGACCGCGTACGTGCTCGCGAAGGTTACACCTTAGACCGAACCAAACCTGAAAACTTTTACTTTGACACACTATCTGCACACATTGGCGTATCTGGCCTTGCCAGTGGCCAGCGCTGGTTATATGTTCTGGCTGGTAAGGACCCTGAGGATCTCACTGATGAAGAAAAACGAAAACTAAGATATGCCCCTAAATGGCTAGACGAAGGTTCTACTAATTCTCTTGTAGCCACCTACAACTTCCACGTCTACGAGGTTAGGAAATTCTTCGGTGATAACGCTCAACCTTTAGGTCAAGGTGACAAAGCAGTCCGAGACATCTTCGTAAAAGCCACGCATCTAAGCCAAATCCATCAAATGCTCACAGAGGCAGTTGACTATGCAATCAAAGACGCCTTGTACACAGCGGAGCTGTTCCAAGCCCTTTGGCCAAAATACTTAGACGCCACCCCCTCACCCGTTGCTCTTTGCGGACACTATCATCTTAACGGATCCATCATTCCTCTTGTCCCCGACTGGGAAGAATGGATTCAAGGAGTGGAGCGCACATTCGAGGAGCATAATAATGAGATGACTCAAATTTGCAAAGACTTGGTCTGGAAGTGTTATGAGGAATGGCGGGAAATTTACCAGGATGACCCGGAAAAAGCTGAGCGCTGGGTGTCTCGTGACCCTTGGATCTCCCAACTTAACTGGGAAGTAAAAACCGTCAAAGGCAAGTATGCCCACATTCCTCACTGGGTGCGACCTTTTATTAAAGACCCTAATGAACATATTGGAGTCAAATCAAACCTTTCTCATCTCCTTCTGAAACTCACTTGGGAGGGATCTCCCATGATCTTCACAAAAGACCAAGGTTGGTGCTACCATAACGAAGAGGGCGAACTGACAAAAATCCCACACCCGAAAGGAGCCGGGGACAATGTGGGCGGTGTCCTAAGCAAAGACTTCGTGGACGACATGAAAGTAGGTCGCTTGAACTCGGATCTCCCCGAAGCCAAACGAGCTCTGGAAATTGCTAACGCCGTTAGCTACTGGACTTCGGTCCGTAAGCGGGTAATGGACCGCATCTTCCTGCCGGCCCACAACCCCCACGGTCAAGACGCCTTAGTAACTCTCCCCGAAATTCTTTGCCATGGTACCGTAACCCGACGTACCGTAGAATCGCTCATGGTGACAATGTGCTCCACGAAAAACTGGCGCATTGGCACCGAATTAAAAACACGAGTGAAAGCCCCGGATGGCTGGAAAATCGTTGGAGCTGACTTTGATGGTCAAGAAATGCAGATCGCTTCGATCTATTCCGATAAGTGGGAAGGCGGTCATGTTGGCTGTTCCCCGTTTGGTTACAATGTGCTTTCCGGCTCAAAAGAGGCGGGGACTGATCCCCATAGTGCTCTTGCTAAGTTGGCTGGCGTGGACCGAGACACGGCCAAAATCGCCGGTTTCGCCGTTCTCTATGGCGCGGGAGTCCGAGCCGTGCAAACCTACATCCGACGGAAGTACCCCGAGAAATCCCCAACCGAAGTGAAAAACTTTGCCTACCGAATTCTGGAAGGCAAGAAAGGAAAGCTGCGAAATGGTTTGTACGAGGGGGGATCTGACAGCGGATGCTTCAACTTCATGGAAGAGATTGCGATGCGGTCTCGAGTCCCTCAACTTCCTTGCTTAGGAACCAAAATCTCTACCGCAATGCGCCCCGCTGCTGTCGGTGATGACTTTAAGACCGGTCGAGTAAACTGGACCATCCAGTCTTCTGGCGCCGAAATTCTTAGTATCATGCTTACATCAGTTCACTGGCTCGCGGCCGAATATAAGATTCCTGCCAGGTTTGTGCTAAGTATCCATGACGAAATTTGGTTTATGACGCCTGAGCGCTATGCCGAACAATTTGCGGTGCTGTTTCAGATCGCACATATGTACACATGGTCTTTGTTCCACTCGGCAGTAGGGATCCCAGATCTCCCTCTGTCCCGAGCTTACTTCTCCTCCGTAGCAATTGACGAGCGTTTACGTAAGTCCCCTAAAGAAAAAACCGTGACCCTTTCTAACCCAAAGGGTGAATCAGAGGGCTTTGGTGTCGAGTACTCTATGTATGAGCTCGCTGAGATCGGAGCTATCAACAAACTAACTAACCGCTATTCCGCCATTCAAAAAGGAATCATCTGATGAAAAAGAAAAAGTCCCGCGTAGAAAATGTAGGTGTGGTGCTGTTCCAGGGTATGCACGACACTTACTACCTGACTGTTCCTTACGATAAAAAGAACAGGATTATTCCATCCTCCGTAGAATGTGCGTACAACTCACGTTACTTCTCCCCTCAGCAAACCATTAATATGCTTCGGGCGCTCTAATGGCCTTCCCCCTTCCTGAGTGCCCTGCATACCGGAAGTTGATGGTTACCTTTTGGTTGGACGATATTGACGACCGCTTAAAAGATAACCACCTGCAAGACGCAGAGAAAAGCTGGAAAATAGCTAATGAGATCTACTTGTCACTGCCCCCGGGTAACGGGGACATGGAAATCGAAAATTGGCTTTTCCAACAGAGGGTAAAACTTGACAACTTCTCTCACACAACCAATGAGAACAATTAGCAACGACGACACGGTCAAAGCAACACCGGCAACCAAAAAATCCGCTATGTCTAAACTCGAAACTTTTTCCACAACCCTGACCGACGGCCGTGAAATTACGATCCGTGAAATGACTGGGCGTGATTTAATCTACATGGAAAAAGACCTAACCAAGGCCGGCGATGTAGAAAAAGGCATGCGCATCATCGAGCGGCTAATTGTGGGTGATGATAAAATCACTTACGACGAAATTCTAGATCTCGGTGTGAAAGATTTCCGAAAGCTTAGCGAACTTGTTGCCAAAGCAAACGGCACTGATGACGAAGACCCAAACTAATTGTTGAGGATCGTGAGGATTTCACTTATCTTGTGAATACCCTGGACGGTCCAACTTTCCATTTTCGGGAAATTACTCCGAAAGATTTCTACCTTGCTCAAGTTCTTCGACAAGCCGACCGGAACCAACTGGAATTAGTTGAAAAACTACTTCTAAACCCTTCGGTTTTAGACGAGTCAACAGCTTCTCAAGCTCGCCAAGCAATCCGATGGGTTACCAACAATTTGCTAGACAAGACGGTTCTAACTTTGGAAAATTGGCTTGAAATTTCCTACCATTTATGTAAACAGAGATGGGACAGTTCTGTTGAATGGTTAGAAACTCAACCAATGAGCAAAATTAACCTGATGATAGACATTGTAAGGAAACATGCCGAAGAGCAGGAAAAGCAAATGAAGAAGAACTCGAGGAAAAAATGATACGATTCAGAGTTGACAACAGCGGCAAAGGTTTAACACCTTTGAACTTAAACTGGTGGACACCCACTCGAAAAGAGTGGGTCCCGGTTTTAAGGGAAGATCATCCTCAATTTTGGCGTCAACAGGTAGACCCCACTTATCAGAGACCTTGGGCTCAATTGACCCCTAGGTATGCTATCTGGAAAGGTAAAAATTACCCGGGGCAACCCATTCTTCGAGCCACAGGCAAAATGCAAGATTCGGCTCAAATTTTCTACCGTCAAGGCCAATTTTTAGTGCGGTCTACCCCTTACGGGAAGTATCATCAGTTTGGTACCTCTAAAATGGTTGCCCGACCATGGATGGGAGTCCCCGATATTTCCTTGAAACAAATTGTCCCAATTTCTTGGCGAAACATCCTATCTCGTAAACGCTAATTATGACACGCAACACTTCTACTCGCACATCTAAGCCCGCGCCTGCGAAGTCTGACCTTCAGGTAACTCCAGAAGCAGCTAAAATTGAATCTCCTGCACTAACCCCAGGAGAAAAAAACTCGGAACCCGCCAGTATGGAAGTTTCGTCCGAAGAAGTGAAACCTGAAACTCCCGCCGAAGCCGCCCCTGCGGTGAAAATTCAGACTGACGTTCGTGAGAAACTTGCGAAAAAATCCACGGAGGACAACGTTTTTGTTCCAACCAACCCGGCCGCGTTGGAGAAGGCAGCTTCTGCAGTAGCGGAAGAAAAAGGATTTGAGCTTAACCGTGGCACCTCCATCGGTGCCCGCCTTATGGCTCGCGCCAATAAGAGCATCTGATGACAGTTTCCGTCCCCTTTCAACAACAGTTTACCTGGCGTAAACTTGGGTACCTTTACTTCACTAACTCTCTGGATTATCGGGAGGTTTTGGAGCAGAACCCACAATGGAAAGTGACGGAACTGCCTCCTGTCGGAGCTCAAATTCGTTTCGACGCCGCTGCTAACACATCTGGAACTCCTGGGGGACTCTCCCAGGGTTCTTTTGTGTTTGGCTTACCTGCGGGACAACAACAAGACTCCATTTTCCCTTACGACTCACAAGACTCTTATACGCTCGCCCTCAATCGCTACACTTTGCAGGGTGTTATCGACAGAGAAGAAATAAACGGCATCACCTTTGACAGCACTCAAGCCATTACGGGACAGCAAAACGGGTAAAACCGCCTTAGTAAGCTAGTCCTCTACGGAGACCTAAACGGAGCCCGCCACGCCGGTAGGCTAGCTGAAAAAGATGGCCCATCCTATAATAACATGGCAACTTTCTCCCTTGGGACTAGCGGGGTAACACCCGGAGCTCCCGGTGTTTACATCAATGAGCAAGCTGGTCGTGCTGCCAACGCCAATTTGGCCGACTTCAGCACTGTTTACATGCTTGTGGAAGCCGACGAAGACGTTCCCGTAACTCGGTTCCCATTCAATTCCCCTACAGCAGTCACCTCCCTGAATGACTATAAGGAGCTGATTCGCGTGGGCACCTCCACAGTTCCCGAGGGACGCATTCCGCTCCTGAGCTATAACTGTGTAAATGAGTTCTTCCAGAACGCCCAAGTTGGCGACCTGCGCGTTGTTCGCGTAGGTACCCCCAACCAGATCGTTGAGATTGAGTTTTTCCCTTCTGCCACTAAGCTCAACAGCACTAGCCTGCCTTCCGCCCTCATTGCCGGAAACGTAGTCTACGTGCAAATGATCCTCAATGGCGTACCCCTCGTGGCTGGAGACGGCTCCACAGGCTACACCGCCAACGGCGAGTGGCTGGGTGTGCCTGTAACCATCCCCGTGAACTACGTGGCTGGTGACGAGGCTAATAACCGCCGCATCTCTGCCGCTATGGCGTCTGCAGTGGCCGCCGCTATTGAGAGCAACCCTGCTATCCGCAGCTCGGTTTACGTTCGTAAGTTCGGGCAGGTCAATGATCTGATTCCCTCCAGCAACAGCGAAAACAGCTACGTGACCATTGCCGCCACTACCTTTGGTGGAAATGTGTCAGTGGTAACCGAAGTTCTGCCTGTCGGTAGCAACTTCGTGTTAATGCAAAATGCCTACAATGTTGAGAACATTGTTGGCGGCTCTGTGGATCTGGAGCGTGTGCCCCAAGACTACACTCAGTGCATTGCCACCGCATTCGACGGTCAGCAAGACCAGGGCTACCTGATCACTCCGACCGCCTACGCTCAGTTTGATGCTGAAGGTCGTGCCGTCGTAGGTGCTGCCGCAGCTGCCCATTGCGAGAACAACAACTACAAGTGGATGGCCCTGGCTGATCCAGGCCCCTTCCTTGTGACCGATGTCAACGAATACCAGGACTATGTGCCTCACAAGGCCGCTGCTGACCTGGTAACCGGACTCAAGTATCTGGTGGATAACGCCATTTACGAGTGGACCGGTAACGACGTCAGCTACAATAAACTGACCAATCAGACCATCGTCTTTGGCGAGTCTGCCGAAACCGCTGTAAACGAGTCTGCCAATATTGTGGCCGACGGCGTCCAAGTGGGCCTTCTCGATGCTGGTGAGTACACCATCAATGCTGTACCTACCGCTAACATCGGTGTGTTCCAGCTGAGCACCAACCAGTATTGGCCCGTCACCCTCCCCATTCAGCAAGTGACCCTTACCGGCGCTGGAGTCGGTAATGACTTTGCTTCCCTGAACGGAACCGAGGTGTTCGTGGTTGCGCCGCCCTATAACTTGGCGTCTGACTCCGAGTACTCCCTCAACTATGTGTTCCTTGCTACTAACGCAGTAGATGCTTCAAACATTTACAATGCGGTAGTTCTTCTGGGTGGCACCGTAAACGTGGTAGCAGCCCCCACCGGTGCATTTACGGTGGCTGCCCCAACTGGTGACACAGCTCTGCTTACCTACCAAGACCCTTACTGGGATCTTCCTGTTACAATCAATGGTCAAACTTCCGACCTGATTGAGAACATTTCGGGTGCCAACGCGGGTGTAAATACACTGCACCTGCCAGCCACTCTGCAAGATGCCACCGAGAGCTATGTCCTTAACTGGGTGAGCCGCTCTATCTACAACCCCAACACCGCTGGTAACATTACAAGTGCCCTCAGCATCCCCGGTGTTGCAGACGGTAGCGCTGTGTTCCTGTGCAATACGCACGGTCTGCGCGATGGGCAGAAGATCTTCTTCACTCAGCCGGTTTCTGTAACAAGTGGCGGTAGCACCTCCAATCTTGTGAGCGCCACTACCAAGCTCGTGTCGCGTCCTTACTGGGTCAAGGCAGTTACGGCGAACACCTTCGTTCTCGCTAACTCCCTGGCCAACTACACGGTTGGATCGTTCATCACACTGCCGTCTGCTCCCACTTTCAGCACAACCCCTACCATCTTCTATTCGCAAGTTCTGGGTCGCGGTCTTACCACCGTTTCCCCTATTGAGCTTCTGACTCTGCCGATGGTTCGTGCCCGTAAGTACGAGTTCGACACAAGCGCTATCTTCAACCAAGCCGCTGATTCCTCGGTTGCTCCCGCTGGTTTTGTTGCCAACACCCCTGGCACTGCCATCTACCTGAATAACTCTGCGGTTATTCTGGGTGAAGACCAGATTACCCCCTACGGTGAAGATCTGAGTTCCGCGTCTCTGTGCGGTTGGCTGCCTTCGCTGAACCTGGTGAATCCGACCACCGCACCCGCTGCGGCAATCACTAACGCCTACTGCGTACCGACCGTAGATCAGTTCTTCCAGCCTGAGGCCTACTTCGTGCCTTCGCTGCAACCGATCCTGGTTGGTGACTACGACGGCGCTGCCTCTGGCACCATCGGTCCCGTGGCAACTGTTAGCTTCGTTGGCGCAGCTTCTGCTGCTACCCTCGGCACTTACAACAATGTTCCGGTTGTTGGTGGAACTGGAACAGGCCTGACTCTGACCATCACCGTTGACGGCACTGGCGCTATCACAGCTGCCAGCGTCAACAACCCTGGCCAAGGATACACCTCTACCGACACCTTCACCTTTGCGGCTCCCTTCACCGGTAACACTGCTGCTGTAGCAACTTTGGTGGGTCCTGTCGGCAGCATTACCGCTGTGAATGCTGGAGCATACGCCACACAACTGGGTATCACCGCAGGTGACACTTCCGCTCAAATGGTTAACGACCAAGCGTTGCTGGCTGGCACTTACTTCACCGTAAGCGCCTCTGGTACTGCACCCGACGGTGTGACACCCGTAACAGCCGGTGGCTTCCTGGGCCTGTCCTACGACGGCTCTAGCTATACATGGGTAGCTGTGGCTCCTCTCGCTAACGGTGGCGATCTGACCTCGATTGGTCAGCCTTGCTACGGCGGTCAAGTGGAGCTGGTGTTCACCCCTGAGCAAGGAGTGCCCCAGAGACTGTGGCGCTTCGATGCCATCACCTCAACTGAAATCATCGACAATGCTCTCCGTGGCGTAGGATTCAACGGTGTACCCCAGGCCAAGTTTATCGAAGCAGGTGTTGATAACGTCAACCGTCTCTTTGACGACTCTCAGCGTTACGGTAACCCCTTCGGCTTCATTGCCTACTATGGCTCCTACATCGAGAACGGTGCTGGTCAGTTCATTCCCCCGTCACCCTATGTGACTGGTGTGGCTGTTCGTCGCTACCGTTCCGAGGGCTACCAGTTCCCGCCTGCTGGCGTTAAATATCAGCTTGCGGACGCTGTAGGCGTGCAGATTCCGATCAACTCTGCTCAGCAAAACCTGCTGAACCCCAAGGGTTGCAACGCCGTTCGCACCCTGCCCGGTTACCCCGCTACCGCTGTGTTCATCTGGGGTGGACGCACCCGTCTGCTCAACCCGGATGACGCTCAGCAGAAGCTGTACCAGTTCGTCAACACCCGCGTTATTCTCAACGTAGTGTACGGCTCGCTGCGTACTGCATTCGACAACCAGATCTTCAACGTGATAGATGGTTTCGGCGTGATCTTCAACCAGATCATCTCGGTAGGCAACAGCGTGCTCAACCAGCTGTACGTACGTGGCGCACTGTTCGGTGCTCGTCCCAGCAATGCTTTCCAAGTTATCTGCGACAGCCGCATCAACCCGCCTGAAGACATCGAGAACGGTATTGTGAACGCTAAGGTGTTCGTAACTCCGGTTCCCACTCTCGAGCGGATCCAAATCGACCTCATCCGGGTTGCCATCGGCAAGATGCAACAAGAGCTCGATATTCAGGGTCTGGGGCAATCTAACCAGTGATTTTAACAGAGAGTCAAATGTACAGGGACCTAAACCTCCGGCTCCCAGACTCTCTTTTCTTTCACCTGGAAAGGCAAGCGGAGGAGCAGGGTGTTTCACTCGAAACGTTCTGCTTCTCCCTTCTCTCAGGGGAGAAACAAGAGTCCCTCGCGGATCCAAATTACTACCAATCGATGACTTTGGATGCTTTGCGAAAAGAAATCAGAAAAGTCGTCGAAAGTGACCTCCCGAAAGAGGAAGTTAGAAAACGTGTGAATACGATTGAGTTTCAAATTTCACGGAGATACATCCGATGAGTGACCCAACAATCATGTCCCCTGCGGTCAGGGGTTTGACCTATCCGCTCACGGTTATTAACGGAAACCTGTCCACCAGCGAAGATTATGCTACGGTCACTCAACAGATCCGTAGTGTGGTGGAAACTCGCTACTATGAACGGGTAATGCGAGCGGAATACGGCATCGGGGACTATGTGCTGGAAATTTTGGACCCCGGTCAAATCAACTCAGCGATTCAATATAGCATTTTGCAGAATGTTGCCGGCCTTAGTGACCTATCTGTAACGGGAGACTGGCAAACCGGAGGTGACGACGGCCTCTATCGCATCTTCATACAATATTCGATCAACGGTCAGCCCCAACCCACATTGAATTTTACTTTGGCAAACTAACCGGGTAAAACTAACCAACTAAGGTAACGCACGAGACTTGGATGGCGCAACGATTTAAGACAGCACCAGTCCCTTCCGGTGAAGTCGCCCGTTACACGAGTGACCCCTATAATTTATCGTCTATATACATGTTCGGCAGTTCCTCTCCCTTTACAGGGCAGGGGAACACCATTGTGCGCCCCAATGATGACCTGCTCATTCAGAAGGGCGGCAACCGAGCACTCGTTGTTTATCAGCGTCTTCTTTACGACGAGCAAGTACAGTCTTGCTTTCGTAAGCTGATGCAGGAAGTTACTTCTCGTCCTTGGTATGTTCAAGAGTATTCCGACAAACCTGGTGACCTCGCAGTTCGAGATTTTGTAGCAGAAGTTCTAGAAGAAATGCCCCTCGATGATATATACACCGGGATGGCAGAAGCTTTAATCGCGGGTTTCTCTGTGGGGGAAATCATGTGGAAGAAGACCAAACGCGGAGTAATACCTTTTGACGTTCGTATGCGCGACCAACGTCGTTTCGTGTTCCAGGAAGAACAAGATGCAGTCAACGGCTTCACGATGCGTTGCCTTACCTTCAACCGGATGTTTGAAGGCGTGGAATTACCGCAACGTAAATTTATTGTTTCCCGGTACTGGGTCTCCCATAACGGTGACCCTTACGGTGCTGCTCTTGGCCGGATTCTGTACCCTCTCGTCAAGTTCCGGCGTCGAGCAATCGAATCTTACGTCCTCTACGGCGACCGCTACGCGACGCCGACAGCTGTTGCAAAAGCACCGCTATCTGCAAGCACCCGAGAATTGGATACGCTCTATGGTCATCTTTCCAATCTCTCCCAAGAAACTGCAATGATTTTGCCTGAGGGATACGAACTTGAGTTTGTTGTTCCCTCAGGTTCTCCCGAAGTTTTCAAGAATTTAATCGAGTATATTGACAAAGAAATTTCTTTGGTTCTTTGTGGAGAAGATGAAGCAGGACAAGCTGAAGCTGGTTCCCGAGCATCTTCCCAGGTTGCCAACACGATTCGCGTAGTACGTGCGAGCGAAATTTCTGAGATGCTGTCTCAGACGTTGACGCAGACACTCGTTCGCTGGATTGTTGATCTTAACTTTGGTGTGGATGTAGCAGCACCTGTTCTTACACGCGAGTTCCGGATTGAGGAATCCCCCCTCTCAATGCCTGACGTCTCTCTTCTGATTCAATCCGGTTACACTCCCCGTAAAGAGTGGATTGAGCGTCATTTTCGAGTGGAGCTGGAACAAAAATCAGAAAACCAAAACGAGGAGCAAGGGGCCACATTCAATCCAGAAGAAGACAAAGACCTTTTTGGTAATATATTCGGAGGTTCAGGTGAACAACCTTCTCCCGAGCAGGAACAAGCAGCTCAAGGGGACCTAGAGGAAGCGGCTAACGTAATGGATGAGGAACCTGGGGCTGTACCAGAAGAAAGTCAAACTGATACTATTCCAACTGATTCCGGTCAACTTACGGAAGAACAACTATACGAGCTTCTAGGGATCGATCCTTCCTCACTCGAGCCAGAAGGGCAAGAACCTAATAAGCCCTTCGGTAATCAAATAATCACCGAAGACGAAGCGGTAGAGATGGATAGAAAGTAGGGTAAAACCACACCAATGGGTCACTAATAAACACGGTGTTTCAAAAACGCATCCACGTCTTCAAAGCGGGTGATCAAACATCTGCTCAAGGAGTTCAGAGACACTTCTCTGACAAGGACTTGCAGCAGGTTGTTGACACCTATGATCCTTCGATCCATGAAGCCCCATTAGTCATTGGACACGCAGGTGACAATGATAGCATGCCGGCCTACGGGTGGATCAAAGGATTCTCCAAACAGGGCGGCAATCTATACGCGGACGTGGCCTTTACGGACACGGCCAAAGACTTGGTGAAAGATGGGCATTACCGAAAGGTTTCTATTTCCTTCTATTCACCGGATAGCGCCATCAACCCGCACAAGGGGAAATGGAGCGCTCGTCATCTTGCTTTGCTGGGGGCCTCACCCCCAGCCGTAAAAGGTTTAGAGCCTTTTTCGTTTGCGGAGATGGAGGGAGTCTACGACTTTGCCGTGGCTCTTGCCCCCTCTGACATCTTTGATGAGGAGCTCGGCCCCACGCTCATAGTGGAAAAAAGCCCTTTAGAGATGCTCCGAGAGAAGCTCGATGAAGTCCGCCAGGACGTGTCGAGTGCGGTAAAAGAACTGCAAGGCAACCAACAAACACAACCGACCGAGGGACTGGAAGATGTTGCTACGTCATCCGTGACGGAACAACCTGAAGCTGCTCAAATGGCTAACCCAGATGCTCCACAATTCAAAGAAACCAGCAAAAACGTGGGTCGCGAAGGAACTGAAATCACTCAGCAGACGGCTGACCTCGAAGATCAATTTCCGGAAGAGGAATTTATGGACCAAGGAAAAATCAGCCGGAAGCACGTCAAAGGTGCCCACGGCCAAGTTATGCAGGTCGTAGAAAACGTCTACGACGAGGCTCACAAAGAGTCGACCGACGAACGCAAGGCAGCCGCCGACCGTGCCTTCGAGGCCAAGCGCATGAAGAAGGAAGGCAAGCCTGAAGAGGCTAAGGAAGTTAAGCGTTTCGGAAAAGAAGAGGACAAGCTCATCAAGGAGGCTAAGCATTCGGAAGATGAGGACATTTCCGATAGCGCTATGGCTCGCAAACACGGTGGCGATGGTGGCCCTGGCTCCGCTGACCACGCTGAAGATCCTACCGGACGCTATGAGACCGCCCGTTCCGCCGACAACGGCTATGTCGATCGCATGAAAACCGGCAAAGCCGGTGCTGGATCTCAAACCGGCCGCTTCAAAACTGCTAAGAGCAGCGAGCAAGACACCGACCGGATGCACACTGCTGAAAATGGTGAGCAAGATGAAGACCGTATGCACACTGCTAAGGAGTCCGAGATGGCTTCCGATGGCGAAGAGCGTTGGGCTGGCCAAGCTGACAACTATGAGCGTGTAAACAACATGGACCAGTATGACGCCGATGAAAAGAGCTACGGCGTAAATGCCCCTAAGACCTCCAAGGGAACTGACCCCTATGGTCGTCAAGAGACCGAAACCAAGATTCCGGTGGAATCTGAAGAGATGCCCGATGATGAGGTGTTTGCAGTGCAAACAACCAATGTCATGAACGACAAGAACATGCGTGTGATTCGTCAGAAATCTTCTGACGCTCGTGCCAAGTCTGTTGGCACCCATAACCTGCTGTATGCAGAGCCCCAAGCTGACGAAATGACCGGTGAAGACGGTGTTACTACCGCTCGCAAGTCAATGAAAGGCGACAAAATGGTTGAGCACGCTGAGTATGAAACTGGCGACATCTCCGGTGAAGCCAGCCTGGAGTCTCTTCGTGAAGAGATTGGCGACGGTAAGAAAGCTAAAGCCAAGCAACTTCAGCCAGGTGCCATGGACACCACTGACGAGCCTGGTGAAATTGTTGGGCCCTCTGGCGCCTACGCCGAATCCTACAAGGGTGAGCCCAAGGCTAAGTCCAAGCAGCTGACTCCCGGTGCCCAGGACAGCGTTGATGATCCTGATCAAATCACCGGTCCTTCCGGTGTGTATGGCGAAGCCTCCCTCGAGTCTCTCCGTGAGAATATTGGGGATGGCAAGAAGTCCAAGGCTCGCCAGCTGACCCCCGGCGCGATGGATGATTTGGACTCCCCTGCTGAAGTCAGCAAGAAGTCCGGTGGCGTTTACGCTGAAGAGCACGGAGAGAAGAAAGATCCTTACACCAAAACTGGTTTCGGCTCCACCTACGAAGAAGGTGAAGGTGATGACGGTGTGGATGAGGGTGAAGAGTCCTACAACGAGAACTACTCCGTCGACCATTGCGGTATGGAGTATGGCGGCATGGGGTCCATGGGTCAAGCCCGTCCCATGGGTACTCAGCAAATGTACGAGGAGCTGATGTCCCTCAAGCAGAAGTACGCTGAGCTTGAGAACCGCAATCGCATGGAGAAGATGAACTTCCGTCGGATGCAAATGGCGGAGGCAATCGGTCACATGTACACGGAAGGTCGCCTGACCGACGGCATCATGCCTGAGCAAGAGCTTCTCTCTTACGTAGAAGGTCTTGAGTTCGGTACTCTCGAGTTCTCTGAGGGTGAAACTGCCGCTACCAAGCTGCTGACTCTGCTGAGCAAGCTGCCCCCGATGGTTTCCTTCGGTGAAGTTGCCGGTGGCACCTTCCAGTATGCCGAAGAGGACCTGGATCCTCACGCCAAGGCTCTCCGCATGGTGGAAGAGTCGGAAGGTAAGATGGACTACGTGGAAGCCCTTAAGAAAACCATGTTCTCCTGAGGTAGTTATGGATCTCCTCTCTTTCGTTAGTATGGCGACAAAGCGGAGATCCGATTACTTCGCCCAGGCCAAAACTCTAGCTCGAAAATACAAAGAGCAGCCGATTCTGGAAGAACGGATGAAAGCAGAGTCCCTTGGCCTTGTGAAAGGTCTCCGAGACAAGCTGATGAAGTGGAATGAGTACGAGCGGACAATGCTCGACAAAACTCTGACCGCTGCTTTGGCAGCGTGCATTCTCGGAATCAAAGATGACAATCTCGATCGGAAGCTGGAAAAGTGTTGGCCCATTATTGTGGGTGATATGCTCCCGCCTCTTACAAAGTTTTTAGCAGAGACTAAAGAATATATTGACTCTGGTGTTTTGCGGCTAGGGGATCAAACAGTCGATTTTGCAGACTACAATCTCCTTGGTGCAATGCCTGGTGCAATAGACCTTGGCGTTGACGAAATCGAAGGTATCAATCCCGAAGAGGAAGGTATCGAAGAAGCTTCTCAACGTCGAGCTCAAGGGAGGAGTTGGCCGGCATTGGCCGACCGGGTCTCCCGGTATTTAGCGACGCCTACTTTTTCTTTTTACAATTTGGGCCAATACATGGTGGCTCAAGATCAAGGTTTTAAGGAAATGCGAAGAGTTGCTAAAGGCGATAAAAAAATGTGTATCGATTGCAAAAACTATGACGAACAAGGCTGGATGCCGATTGGCGAGTTGCCAATGCCCGGCAAAGGCTGCCGTTGTTATGATCGTTGCCGTTGCTACTTGGAATATCGCTAAGGGTAAAACCCAATACATTCTACTGAGTTCTACAAACCATTCTCAGTGAAAACCAATTGAAGTCCATCAAATTTTTTGGAGACAGATTATGGCAACCAATGCCGCCCCCATTTACGGAAAGCAGTACATCCGTTACGCTGAGACCTGGGAAGCCCCCGTTAACGACCAAGCCGGTACTAAGGGTATCGTAGAAGTTGGCGAACTTCGTGCTGTGAGCTATGCCACCTGGGCTGGCCCCAACTACGCTGCCCCTGGCATCTACTTCACCGTTCAGCCCACCAACATTTGTGGTGTGAACCAGGCCTACATGCCCACCGCCCTGGCTCAGCCTTACACCGCTCGTCAATTGACTGTTGCTACCAGCGGCCTGCTGCTGATTGAAGTGGCCCCCGCTTCTGCCGCAATCGGTCTGAACACCCCCCTTCAGGTGAACAACCTGGGCCAAGCCACTGCCGCTGGCACCCCTGTAACCCTGGACGCCACCACTCCTTTGATCCGTGAGAACGTGACCATTGGCGGTCGTCGTCTCGTACTTGTCAGCTTCGCCTGATAACTAACTAACGGCAGGCTGGGCAGTTTTCGAACGTAAGCCCCAGCCCTGTGTGCACACATTTGAAGACAAAGATTACGGAGACTTCCTCCCATGATGAACCTGCAACAAACCTACGCAGGTGTAGATCCGATTCTGACTACACTTGCCCAAGGTTTCATGCTTCCGGCGACTAATATCGCCAACTTTATTGCCCCCGTAGTAGATACCCCGACCCGTGCTGGCCGGATTCTGCGCTTCGGCAAGGAGCAGTTCGCCATCAACGACTTCCGTCGTGCATATGGCACCAACATTCCTTACGTTCAAAGCCGTTACGACTCGGAGCCCTATGCTCTCGAGCAAGAAGTGGTGGCTTGGGAACTGCCGGAAGAAGTAATTGAGAACGCCGGTGAAGGCCCTGCTCAGGTTGACCTGCGTGCGATTGAAACTCGCAACGCAATGTCCCGCCTGATGAACGCCTATGAGTACACCGTATCTCAGGCTGTTACTGTAACCGCTACTTACAACCCTTACGAGCCCAACACTGGCGCTGGTACTCAGGATGGCCTGGGCTTCACCAGCTGGAGCACCTTCTCGGCTGCCTATACAACTGCCGCTGGTCCTTCGGCTTGGTCCTCCCTGACCTCCAACCCGATCGAAGACGTTCTGACCCTGAAGCGCTCTGTAGCTAACCAGGTCGGTATTCGCCCCAACTCCATGGTTGTTGGCACCGCTGTGTTCGACCAGCTGCTGACCAACCAGGCGATCCTTGAGCGTATCAAGTACACCACCGCCGACAGCATCGACACCGACATGCTGGCTCGCTACTTCGGTCTCGAGCGCGGTCTGCGTGTGGCTGAGGGTCGTTATCTGGCCACCGACGGTAGCCTGCAGCCTGTGTTCCCTGAGAACGGAATCCTGCTGTTCTACAGCCCCAATGGTCCTTCCGACTCCGTGATGCCTGCTGGTGGCGCTAACGCCGCTACGCCTGCCTTCGCTTACACCTACCAGCTGACCGGCACTCCTGCCGTTCGTCCTGAGTACTACATTCGTGAGCGTCGTGTGGTTCGTGCTGAGATTACCGTTGAGCGTATTGTTAACCTCGTTGGTCTTGGTGCTACTGGTTTTATCGGTTCTGGCGCGATGATCACCGACATCCTGTCCTGATTAGGAAAGGAAATAAGGAGGTGTTATCATGGCTATTCTTCGCCCATTAACCAAAGCGCAGTACGAAGTAAGCTTCACTGCAATCGGTGGACCGACTTTTACAGCGGTGTTCACCCAGTTTAGTGGAATCAATGATTCCTCAGATAGCAGCACCTACGCTAATGGCACAGGCAACCGTCTGTATCACGTTGTTGGCCCTCGGACAGCAGACAATGTAACATTGACTGCTCCGTACGATCCGACAATCTTCAAGACTCTCGAACAGTTCTGGCTTGATTACAACTGTAATCCCATCACCGTTACCGTTACCCCCCGTGACTGTTCTGGTGAAGGCTCTGCTCCCGCAGGTGGTCAGTATATCTGTTACGAGTGTCAGTTTGTTTCCATCACGACGGCTGATGTCGATCGCGAAAGCGGCGACGTGCAGACCATTGAAGTGGAAATGACCATAAATTACTGGGAGCGTACGTGATACGGTGAACTACTTGGAGTTTACTTAAATCCCGCATCTGCTATAATGCCCTCAGAAATGAGGGCTTTTTTGTGATTACTTACACCGCCACCAACGTTAAAACTGGACGGTTTTACATAGGATCCGCAAAGGATTACTGTAACCACTTGAACCGGATGGGGAACCACCACGTTGGCAAACCTTATAACGATTTCCGCAAAGAACTTCAGGCAGATCCCCACGCATTCAAGTGGGAATACTCAGAAGATGGTTTAGACACCCGTGACTTTGAGGAAAGTCTACTCCATCTGTACGTGGGTAGTAAATGGTGTTATAACAAATCAAAAACGAGCAAGGGTTGTGTGGGCGATCCGGAAACGACTTACCGGGGCGGTAAAATTGGGATGACGCAGAGTGAAGAAACCCGCCGCAAAATCGGCAAGGGCAATAGCAATCCCTCCGCTGAAAAGCGTAAGCGACAGAGTGAGGGTGTTAGCAAAACCAACGCCAAAAAATCCCCGTGCCCCCAATGCGGCATACTCATGAACGTCGGCAACCTCACAAAACATCTCAAAGGTACTCGCTGTAAGGGCAAACCGCAAGTAGGGTAAAACCATCGTAACGTGGGATAGTTATCAGTCGTATGGCAAAAACGACATTTTCAAGTGGGGTTATTGTCACAAGCCAATGGCTCAATGGCTCCCAGCAAATCTATTTCGACGGTCAAGATCTTGACTGGCACTATCCTCCTCTCGGCCTGAACTCACTCGTTCGTACTGGTCCGAACGGATTGGATTCGGCTTACGTGACGCTAACTACGGATCAACCCGAGCTGGATAGCAACGGATTGTTGATTTCGGGCGCTCCAATTAGCGGTAACAAGGTTGTAAACGGAATGTGGAATTTCGGTTATGACCCCCTTCAGGCAGGTAATCCGGCCAACATCCGCGATAACGCACCAAAGAGCTACACGACCAACGATAAATATAACTATGCCGGCGGTGCTCCTACACCCACCATCCCTCAGAAATTTGGTGCCCTTGACAACGCTGACCTGGTTACTAAGGAAGTGCTTGAGGCCTGGGTAACCTACCTGTTTGAAACCCTGGAGATTGATAACGGAGTTTACTACTCTGCCTCCAACCCAACCTGTCAGAACTACAGCCTAGGTGGCAGTAACTCCGACATTATTTGTCCGCTTTGAGGGAGTAAGAAATGGCAAGATATGCCCCGCTCCCCTCAGTAAATATCGACCCTCGCAACGAAGCCGAGCTCGTCCAAGCTGCTTCACAGCGAGTTTATCAAGCCTCCGGTCAAACCCTCAACGACTTTTCATCTGGTAACCCTCTGGCAGCACTGCTGGAAGGGCAGGCTTTTGCTCAAGGGGAATTTTTATTCTGGGCTAATCAGCTCCCTCAGTCTATCTTGATTGAGTGGCTGGGGCCTTTTCTTGGTGCCATGCGGCGCCTGGGGACCCCTGCTGTTGCCAGGCTGACTCTTACTGTTCCCCCCTCGAACACGGTCACTACCATCCCCGCTGGCACGGCTTTCACCACAGATGCCAATTTAACTGGGGGAGAAAGTTTCACCTTCATTACAGATAGCGAAGTTGCTATCGCTCCAGGCGAAGACGTGGCATATGTCACGGTAGCCTCTCAGTATGTTGGTGCTGTATACAATTCTCCTGCTAACTCGATTACAGGTGTATCGGCCGTCGACATCAATGGGCTAACTGCTACTAACACGCAACCCGCCACTGGTGGCAGCGACGTTGAAACCTACCAAGAGGTCCAAGAGCGTTTCTTCACCCTTATTCGCCGCCGCAATCCGGTAAGCTCGGGAGATTGGCAAGATTTCTTCATTGATTTTTACGGCGTCGGAACTCAAACCTCGGTTCAACCCAACCGTCCCAACCAAGGCACCTATAACTACGTAACCGACTACCTGAAACCCAACGGCCAGGTGTCGTTTTTCGTGCTTGGCCCCGATGGCGTGGAGTTGAATAAAAGCCAGCTTCAGCGTGGACAAAAGGTTATAAATTACTCTGTTCCTGTGGAAAACCAGGGGCACCTTTATCCTATTACCTTAAGCCAGGTTCAATATGACCTGACTGTGGAAATTGACGCAAATGGTGCTTTCGGAGAGAACCTTAAAGATAGCTCTTTGAATTTCCGTGACCGGTTATTTGAGATTCTACGCCCCGGGAATGTTTTTCCTTCCACGGTAGATCCGACCGTCAGTGATGTGGATGCTGCTTTCTACTCTACATTCCCAACCCCTAGCCAGTTTATTGATCCGCACATCAAGGTAAGCGCTGCTTACAACACCCCGCCTCTTCTGGAGCCTGCTGCTGCCACCTATACAAACGTCTACACTTTCGAGCCCGCGGGAGAGCTCCTAACAAAGAATGACCTGGTAGAAACAATCCTACCTGTTTCCGTTTTCTACCCTGTTCTCACAAATTTCACTCCCTATTCTACCGCTAAAAAAGATCAAACCATCTACGGGAACTTGGCCCTTCAGCAGATTTTGTTTCTCGTTCCTGGCAACTACCTGAAAGGTCAGGTTTGCTACTGGGATCCTTCTGTGGGTGGCGATGGACAGTTACATGTCATTAACGAAAATCTCACGGTGGGGTCCCAAATTGACGTGGGAACCCTGATTACTCAAGGAAAAATTTCCGGTGCCAAGGTTTACTCCCCTTGGACAGTTGGCAACTCCTATGTAGAGACCGTAGGGAGCACATATAATCCTGAAATCGTTCAATATGACTATGCCCCAGATGAATTCATTCCTAGCCCCACCTCGCTAATTCCCCTTAATCAGCGCCCCGGCGCCTTTATTTGGGTTGTTAGCAACAATTTTACTCTTCAGCCAGCCACTAATAACATTACGGGTGCGTCCGCACAGTCTTTACTCGGACCTTCTATCACCCCGAAAATTCTGCAGCCTGGCACTTCTTACGCTGTGGGGGACTGGGTTTATACACCCCAAATCGGGTCTGGCCCCAACCCTGTTGCCGACCCTTACTATAACTATGTAGATGTTAGACTTGGCGTGGTGAATAAATATGCCTATGTCGAGCAAGCGTTTACATACGAACCTAACGGCCGCACCGTTAGCGTTTACTTTGACGACCTTGTTGAGCAGGGTATCGTAAAGGAGATTGTAGTAAGCCAAGCAAAAACGGAGTATGACCCCGTGCTGGCAACCGTAACAGAGTTTATCCCTATCAGTAAATATAACCCTCGTTTCCCCACTGGCACCTACCTGGAATACCGGGAAAGTGCGGGTGCAGTGTCAGAATATTACATTGCTGCCAAGTATTTCACCCCAACCAGCACAAACGCTCAGGACCTGGTGAACCAAGGTTTGGTCTTCCCTCTCTATATTGACAGCGTTCAGTATTCTTCACTTGTTTTGGATCTTGAGGACCCTAACGGGGTAGTGAAGAAACCCAACCGTATGTTCCGGTTTTTCAAAGGGGACCGGACATTCTTCCGTCAAGGGTCTCAGGTTATTTCTTATACCGCAACAACTAACGTTCACCCTTTATTTGAATTCTACATTTATCTGCAAAACGGGATTTTTGTAGAAACCGCTCGTTATCTTCCCGAGCAATTTAACACCGTCGATTACGTGCCATACTTTGACCCGGCTTACGTTACCTACTCGGAGGACACCGTCCTTTCTGAAGATGGTAGAAACATATATCGGGTTATGCTTGCCTTCACTCCCGAAGATACCGTAGTGAATTGGACCAACACTACTGTTGCCAACACTGCTCGGAATGAGGAATATGCTGGTAATCTTCTGCGCTACGTAGATCAGTACGTCTGTGAAGAGTCAATCCTGTCACAACTGGGTAGAGACATCTCTGCAATCAAATTAGGAATCGCTCAGATTACCCTCATCCCTAAAAACAAAGGAAGGTTTGCCAACTCACAGGAGCAGGTGAAGTTTGTGTGGGAGAATGCGTCAACTTTGGCTGAGGTGCCTCAGCTATCCTGGTATTCTGGTACTCCTTACCCGTATTCGCCACCTAACTACGGGACTGGGACACTTAAGCTATGAGTCAGCAACTCACTCCCGTCAATGGCGGTGTAATTCCTAAACTTCAGACATCAACGACTCAGGCACGGTTAAATGTGCTGTCGCCACAGTACGTTGAGGTCAAGGGACTTCAAAGTCGCCCAACCGAGTGGGTTCCACGCGGGCGACCGATCTATCGTCGCTTACCGGCAACTGCGGAAACTTACCAGGTTGACTTTTTCAACCTCGTCAATGAGTCTAACATCACTGGTAACACCTTTGTAGGCGATGCTGTTGAGGAGGTTGGGTACGTTTACGTGCCTTACGGCCTAAGCATCAATGGCCCCTTTTCCGCTGAGGTTGTAACTTCCGAATCAAAGAGAGACCTACTGATTAAGTCTGGAGTGATTGTTTGGAAATATGGCAAGGTGGAGGTTTTGCCCACTATCGCAAACATGGAGGTACTTGATATACTTAGCGGCAGGTACGATGTTGCCTATCAGCTTATTTACGATGACTCTCCTACCCCCCATCTTTACGAGGTTTCGGATTTTGCTTTGACGGGTATCCCACTTAACGTCACGGCAAGCACTGACTCTGTTATTGGCTGGCGCTACCCCGCCGTTAATTCTTTTCTGAACACTTCCGACAATTTTTGGTCTAATGAAGATTCTTATTACCCCTCATATACACAACCATCTACCGCTTATTTACAGTGGGAAGCAGAGCTTACGCAAGCCTACAAGAAGTTAGTCTTAAGGTGCCCGGCGGGGACAGCTTACTCCGGAACTGCAACACTATCTTACGTAAACGGCTCTGTGTTGACACTTGTTGGGACTGTAAATATCTCGTCGGACAGCCAAGGACAATACTTTCAGTTTGACGTTAAAACTCCCAATCTACAGACGGGTTGGAATGTCACCTTTTCCTCCACAGCGATGGCTATTCAGTCTATAACTGTTACGGGCGCAATTACTCTGCTGGAGCCTCAGTCTGGTTTGTCCCCTCGAGCAGCATTGGTTATGTACCCGGTTGGAACATTGCCAAAAACCGTCACTAACAGCCAGGGTGAGGAGATTCCTGCGATTTACTGCAAATTGGCTGAGGTAGACGTAACCTCCGACCATACTGTAACTCGCGTCCAGGACACGCGCAGCATCATTCACCGGGACTATACACCTGTAGCTGACTGGTTGACAGTACCGTTTGACGAAGACCTTACCAACCTGTATGAGCAGGTTTCGGAGTATGCGCCTTTGTGGATGGCTCCCACAACGTGCATGGACCAGGAATATTCAAACCTTTCTTCGGATCAAATCATAGTCGAGGCTTGAAATGACACAGCAAACACCCACCTTCAACGTCTCTGAGTTTGAGCTCCGGGGGTTCACTAACCCCTACTTAACACCCGAGCAAGCGATCGAGGTTTCGAATACGGAAACTCGTGTAAATGAGCAGCTCAACTTTCTAGCTCAAATGTTGGGTTGGAATGGTCCCAATTATTGGGATAATCTCCCCTCTACTGTGGACCAAAAGCGACAGCTTTTAGGTGGGACGTTTGGCGTCTACAACAGTTATGTCATTCCACGCATCTACGAAATCCGCAACTGGGATAATAAAATTGTTGTAGACAGATTGCAATTTTTGGAGCCGGGTAGGCAAACGCAAGTTGCTCGCATTTTGCTGGGTGATAATATCTATCAGCTTCGCTCAGTTGAAGTTGAAGGAGACAAATATGTTATATCAATCGGAGAGCTAACGCAAGAGTTTTTTGACTTGATTGCGGCAAACGAGCCCCTACGTGCGGACATCCCGACTTATCGCCCGGCCCCGTTCCGTCGCTCTGACATCGGGATTTCGGGGGATGCTTCTTTCGTATGTGGCAATGTGGGTAGTAACCTTGTGTTGTATCCCGCATATGACACTGAGAAAAAATTTCCCCTAAAATTCCCCATCTTGTTTGCGGGGTCGGTTTATTACTTTGATCAACCGATTTATTTGTCTCTGTCTACCTCTCTGACCCCGGACATTCAGCCGGCTTATGACAGCGACTTGGGGCTTTGGTATTTTCAAACTCCCTCGGACCTTGTCAACACAACGGGTTTGACGGCTTACCTTGCGTGGGCCAACAGTAATGCTACCCAAGCAAATAACTACCAACTTGAAGTTATCCTTCAACCGTGGGTAGACCCTTCGGATTGGAATTCTATCCGCACCCTAGACAATTTCCGAGGGGTTTGGGGGAACAAGGGAGGAGATTTACCCTTTAACTTCGTGTTTGACGCTTTGAGCATCCACGGTTTCAGCGAGCGTGATTCCGTTTATCTGCCCGACGTAACAACCTCTCTGGATTTCAACGACATCGTTAATTATATTTACTATCAAAAAACCACGATATCTGAGTTGGCCCCTGGTGCTGCTAAAGTGGGTGACCTGTGGTGGAATGACGTAACGGGTGCTTTATCTGTTTGGCTCCCAAACGAGAGCGGTTGCGAAGGCTGGGTAGAAATTGACTATCGGCAACAGCCTCGCCAGACCCCGGCTCCCCAGGTTGTCTATCCCGATGTTCCCACTTTTCAAGCTAACTCCGGCTCCCTTTCCGTGGGTACTGTGGTTCGGATTAATGATATCACCGGTCTAACTGTTTCTGATAATGTGATTGGGGTTCAGGGGACATTAACTGCCCCCGGCAGTTTGGTGCTTCATAGGGATTCTGCCGCTCCCTACTGGACGCCAGACGAGTTCGGCTATGCCAGTGTAACTAACTTTGAGCAAGATGCGGAGTTGCTTCCTTACAAGGTTCCCGTAACTATTTACGACGCAACGGGACTGGCTCCGTCCGGGTATTCATACACCGTGAACAACCTGAGCATAACTATCGGAGGTGATTACGAGGTGCTTCTAATGAAGTACTACACTAACACCACTTGGGAAATCTACCCGGACTCCCTCCTGAAGTACATTGCTTACTCTGCCCTGTTTGGTTCCCCCCTGCAAGGAGAAATGTGGTGGGATTTCGCCAACTCAGACCCAAATACCCGTGCGGCGGCAATTTATTACGGGAATGCATGGATTGCTGTAAATACTCATCCCCTGAGTGGTCCTCCGTCGCCGGTTCTCAATCTAGGTACCGTCCTTTTCTACTGTGACGGAGTTCTTGTCTCCGTGACCGGGGGAACCGGAGTCTACATGACAGACGACTATATTTTCACATTAGTTTTTGATGCGGGGGCAGGAAAGTATGACATCACTTACCAGCCACGCACCTTTGTTGGACGAGTGCAGCTACCTGCCATTACTATTTCCGACTCCCTTACAACTACTTACCGCGCAGACATTACCAACTTGGTATTTAGTGGTCTGACCTACTACATGAGCCCCAATGTTTATAACGCAGAGACCCCCCTACGGTTATGGAAAGCCCAAGCCCTTCAGGTTGCTGAAACAGTGGCTCATCTAGAGGAAAACAACTACATTAACCCTTTGCTCGCGGATCTAAATAATGGCCCTGGTCCCGAAAACTGGGAGAAATACTTTGTGCGCCTACCTCTGGAATACGGCCGTGATGAAGCGGTGTGGCAGAAAGTTGCTCTAACATGTCAGAATTTTGGCTACTGGGGGTCTAGCGTTGAACCTGAGCAAATGCGGTGTCCTCCTGAGGATGACCTTCCGGCCATTTACGAAGAGCTCTTCCTCTACGATCAACCGGTGCCAGACTACACTTACGTTTACTCTGAACCCTACCTTTACTCTAACATTGCTTACTTCAATTCCGTAGAAAGCGGTGAGCTTCAAAACTCCGGCGTCTACCCCTCGACGGACGTTGAGTTCGATGAATTTTCAGAAGCTGAAATCATTGAGTATGAGCCCCTACACAATAGGCAGGCAGATGTCACATCGCCAGTTAATCGGGGTTACGGCGAATGGTTGGGGGAATACGTAAACGTGAACCCCTGCATTCCTTTGACAGGGTTCTTCGATACCGATTTACTCAGTGGTGGCGTTACGCCCATCGCGGCCCCCGTTTGGGATGCTTCTATCTATAAATTTGCTCCCACTTGTGCGAACGCCAAAGAGAGCTACGCTGTGGATGCAAACCATTATAAAATTTCTTACAGCTACTTTGTTGCTGACGCTTCTGCTGCGGAAGATCCTTTCTTTGATATTGCCCAAGAAGCCGCTTGGCGCTATCCGGTCACTCAATCAAAAACCCTGTATCTCACTCCGCGCTAACGGGTAAAACCCATTAAACGAAACTATCACGATGGCTACTAGGCGGCGCCCTTCCGGATTCACGGAGCAAGAAAAAGAAGAAGCGGCAAGTATCTCCGAATTTCTTGACGACAGTGTGAACGAAATTCTCGAAACTCTTTCGCGCGAAGAAGATGTGGACGCCGCCCCCTTTGCCCCCTCGGAGATAATTCCGACTGAAGACGTGGGCCCTCGATTTTTGCAGGAAGTTGTCACTCCCGCAGCTCAAGAGTCAACTGACACGGTAAGCCCCCTCCTTCAACCGCCGCCAAAACGCCACCCACGCAACATCCCGAAGTTTTCTCGTTATAAGTAACTATGCGCCCCCCTAAACTTCGCTCAACCCCCCTTGTCCAAAGCCTGGCTCTCTTGCAGCAACAAGCGGAAGCGAATATGAAGTTTGCCGGCTTACCTCGGGGCACATTGCGTGGAACCATTTGCGATGTAGATGATCCGGAGAATAGAGGCCGGGTTTGTGTTATTTTTGATGACATGAACCCAAATATCCCTCAAGTATCCGGAGCGGGTGAATGGTCTAAGGAACGGGTAGGCGAAGAACCTGACCGGTCACACTGGTTGGATGTGACTCCCGCTTTCAAGGGTAGGCAGCCAAAAGGTTTGGTAGGAAAACGAGTAAATATATCCCCGTCCAACGGCCAATACACTATGGCGTTGGCGGGAGACGTTGTTTACGATCCTCAGATGCTTGCTAATGGGGAAAAGTTAAAAATGCCAAACAACTCGTCGATGACGAGATTGCCTATTTACACTTCGGGTGATTTACCTCCTGCGTCTGAAGAGAATCACGGGTGCATGGTTGTAGAAATGAGCGGGCCTATGGATTCAGATTGGCTGTGCGTTTGCCTGAAACGTCAGGGGTCGTATTATTGGGTTCGCCACATTGACATGGCCCACGGCCACGCAGGTGAAAATGACGGTAAGCAAGAGGGAGTTGACACTGGCGGAGACGCCGAACAACCCGTCAATCAACAAGCTGTCTGGGACTTTGTTTTCCCTACCACGGGAGGGGAAATGCAGAAGTATTCCAAATACGGTACAAACCCTCGACCCAATCCTTTTGGAGGCGAGGCAAAATGGTACGATCCCCCTAAATAACTATGAGTACACCTACTTCCTACAGTCTAACCTACCCGGACCCTTGCACACAAGAGATTGGTTGTGGGCAAGGACCTTGTCTAGGTAAAATTTTGTTTAATCCGCGCCCGCAAAACTTCTGCGAAGACGTTACCATCCAGAAAGATTTATATGTCGTTCCGGATTACTTATTTGTAGGAGGAGCCCGCTATAAACCAACCACAGTGGTAGCAAATAATGGCACCTTTGTAGTACTGGCGCAAGGCTAATGGCAATCCGTCGTCCCTCAATCTCATCGCCTGATTGGCTCTTTCAGGATTTCCTCTACCAAGAGGCTTCGGGTCTTGGGGGGTCCGAATTGCGCTATGTGCAAATCAAGTGGGACGGTGAGCCCTATACCCGTATATCTCAGTCCTTTGACTACAGCGACCCGCCGTATGTAGGCTCCGAGCAACGCGGTGGTAGCATTGTGGGTCAGATTGATTACGAAGTCAATGCCTCTACGCGCCTTGTCACCATTTACTCCTGGGCGGTCAACTGGCGAGATGAGTGGCCATTGCGTCTCGGCGTTAACTATTTGGGGCAGTGTCTATATCCGGCCTCTAAGGGTTTTCAGGTCCGAGTTGCTGGTAATGAGGTTTATACGTCTGCTGGCGAAGCTCTAGAAAAACCAAATCAGTTTCCCTACGCATTCTGGGTATCGGAGCAATACGACCCCCTAACTAACCGACCCGATGATTATTTATTGCGGTTTGGTAGAGCTCTAACAACTCAAGAAAACCCGGTCCCTATCGTCTATGGTTTTGACTCCTTTGTCCAGGTAACGGTCCCAGACACCTACATTCTGGTAACCGTAACTTCTGCGGGGGTCAACCTTCAAACTCCTCTCTACTGGAAGGTAACCGGGGATATTACTCCCGCACTTTTAGTGAGTGGCTTCACCGAAGGTGTCCTCCTGGTGAATAGTAGCCAGGAGTTTTTGAAGCTTTCGCTCGTTCGGCCGGTCCCCACTGGTCCGACCGGAGCCATTGAGTTTTATGCTGATGCACAGTATACGACCCTTCTCGGAACGACGACAGTAACCCTGTAACCGGGTAAAAACTGTTATCGTAAGAGCGTAGCGCGGTGGCGATCCCCCAAATTAAAGAGATTACGGTACCCAGCACCTCCACAGTGATGCTGTGGTTTGACGGCCCCCTAGACAGCAAAGTTCCGGTGCCGGTAGGGTGCTTTACGGTTAACTACGGCAACTACGGAGTTACTACCGTAAACTACGCCTCTGACACAATGATTACCCTGGAGCTGGACTCGTTCCTGTCCCCGTGGGACGAAGTTTTTGTCTCCTACGAACCGCCCTTAGACCTCAAGCAATGTCTGCGAGGACCGGTTCCCCCCACCGCCAACGATGTTGTCGTCAAGAGGAATGCGGTCCGAGCTTTTTATCGTGTTCCCGCACGAAACCAACTTGCGCCTGACGAGAAGACGGACGGAAGTCAGGTTCAGGCTAACTTGGGTCAGACTATTGGCGGATTTGGTTTCCCATACCAAAACCGCTCCGGCGTAATGACCGAGCACAAGTCGGACCCCAAGTCCGCTAGCCCGGATGACTTTATTGTAGCTTATGGCCTGAAGGAGGCGATTCAACTTACGAACATTGATGACGCAGCTGCTACCACGGTAAATGTGGCCAAGCTCCGGATGGCAATCCAGGACGCTAACTCGCTGATTGATAGCTACATTGAGCAAAGTGGCAAAGCGGGAATGGTTCTCATTACCAGCAACCGTCGCCGCACCGCACTCATTATTGCTCGTTACTATCTTGACACGGTTCGTCGCCGTGAGGATGTAAAGCAAGATTACGAAACTGCGTTGAAGCAACTTGCCGCCGAAATGCAGATGACTGCTATTCGGGCAGGTAATGGCGATAGTGCGATTGATACTCCTGCGGGCATTATGCGCTCGTGGCGTATCCCACAGCGTTACAATATGGTGTCCGGCAAAGGTTTGTCCGGCTTCGTTACCGATACTGCGGGGGACCAAGCACCTGACTACAGGATAGGATATGGTGCCATCGGGCAAAATGACGACCAGCCCAACTGGCTGAACGGTTCCAACTACGAAGAGCTCACCGGAGGTACTCCCCTAATCGCCGAACCAACTGATGCAGGCGGCTTACAGATCGATGGCAACCAGGGCTGGGGTCCGTGATTTACCTGAGTGTTTGATTGCTATATTAAAAACAAAATGTTTCACACAGTATATTTATCTTTTGAGGACGGTAAAGTAGGGCGCGATTACATCGGTAAGCACAGCAGTGAGGACCCGTACGATGATTACCTGGGGTCTTATAGAGACAAGTCCTTTGATCCGTCAGGGAAGATTATACTAGAATACGCCAAGACGGAGGAGGGTGCAGTAGAAGCGGAGGTCCGTTGGCAACAAGTTTTTAGAGTGGCGGAAGACCCTCAGTTTGCGAATCAATCTTATCAAACTAATAAGAAGTTCGTGTTAGACACTCGGGGAGAAAAACATCCACTATTCGGTGCAAAGAGACCTGACACACGGGAGCGGAACCTTCGGGATAACCCTTCAAAAAAGCCCGAGGCAGCAGCAAAAATCGCCGAAGCTGCCCGCAGGAGGAAGGGCAAGGATTCAGAGGAAACTCGACGAAAGAAAGGGAAAAGTATAGCTAACCGGGTGAGCGAAAATCCAAACTACCAGTCAGAGTGCGGGTCTATAGCGGCTTCTTTGAGATTTTACGATCCTGATCACCCTGAGTTAGGTGCTCAGAATGCGGGTAACTTGGTGCAGATGCAGAAACGCAGGGGATATCCACACGGCCCAGAAAACAGGAAGGCGGTAACCGGGTAAAACTAGGGTGATCAACGCCTTAATGTAATGGCTGCGTCTTTCCCCCCGAATCCATCGGTGGGACAACTATATACCAGCAATGGTAGGACTTGGAAGTGGACAGGAACCCAATGGACTGCGCAAGCAGTCACCACACCAACCTCTGCACCGGTGTATGTAAGTGTCTCCCCACCACCCAACCCTATCCAAGGCTCGCTTTGGTACGACAGCAATAACTCTTATCTCAACATCTGGTATACCGACCTCAACGGCGGCGCTTGGATCTCAGTGACCCCATTCCCTGAGGACACCATCGATCAGAACGGTGGCGTCTTCCAGGGACCCATCTACGCGCAATACGAAATCCCCAACAACCCTTCCGCCTTCATCACAGTAGGCTATTTCCAAAACCAGCTTGTGGCCTACCTTACCCAGGAAGGCTATATGAGGGCTGGCAACGGCATTCAACTTGACACCAACGGTCAAATCCTCTCCATCGACTCCGGACTTCTCGTTTAATACCATGGCACTTACCGTTCAAAACCTCCGCGCAGTTGGCACTGGTGTCGAGCCTGCGTCTCTCCTCCCCGGTCAGATTGCTTTCAACATTACCGACAAGGTCCTGTATGTTGGCGATGGTTCCAGCTTCAAGACCTCTTTCGACGGCACTCAGGTGGCCGGCGTTCCCGGCGAAGGCTGGTATGCAATGCCGATGGACTTTGCCTCCCTCGGTGACTATTATGTTGCTAACCCTGGCTACTGGGGCGACGTTCCTACCGACCAGCAAGTTTTAACCTGGAGCACCGCTCTCAATCACCCCATCTGGATCACTGGAACAGGTGGTGGCGGAAGCCAAGTTTATGTGGTGAGCAATGCGAATGTTGCGGCTGCGTCCGGCGCAACAACTAGCGACAAGATTTCAGCAGCTATTGGCGTTGCTTCTCCCGATGAGGGCAATGTCACCATCGTCACCGGTCTGCCCGACGATGTTTACGAAGGACTTTACTTCTTTACCACTGAGTGGGTGAAGGGAGCTGCATACGCTTATCCGAGTGCCTCCGAAGTCATCTACGACAACACCGCACACCCGACTCTGACTGCGACCGTACAGGGCGCCATCGACGACCTGGATGACGGACTGATTGCAACAACCGCAATCGCGAATACTGCAAACAGCACTGCAACTTCGGCTCTGGCTATCGCCTCCGCCGCACTGCCGAAAGCAGGCGGTACGATGACCGGAACCATCGTCGCCCAGAACATTAACGTTCAAACGAGTTACGGGGTTCAGTTTAACTCAGGAGTTAACGGAACCATTACCGGAATCAACGACTCGATCAATGCAACTTCTTCCACAATCGCTGCTTCTGGAACCGCAGTAAAAACCGCTTACGACATTGGCGCCGCCGCTCTTGCTCGCTCTGGCGGGACGATGACCGGTGCCATCACGTTTGTCGCTGGTCAGACTTTCCCGATTTCCGGCATCCAGATTGCTTCCACCTCCCAGCTCGGCGTGGTGCAAATCGGCACTAACATCAATGTAACCGGTGGCGGCACCATTAGCGTTAACTCCGCCAGCACCTCCACTCCTGGTATCGTTCAGCTTAACGATACTCTCTCAAGCTCTTCCGTAACAGAAGCCCTCACCGCTCGCGCTGGCGCTGACCTTCAAACCCAAATCACTTCTCTTTCCGTTGCCTCGAACATTGACCTCGGTGGTTCTCTGGATTGCACGGTTAGCCCTGGCGGCACGATCGACTCCGTTACCGCCGCCGGCACTGCGGCTGGCCTGTTCGTAGGAAACCCACTTCCTGCACCAGGGCCAGGAAACGTTGATGTCTATGTGATTGTTACCACGGGTTCTCTCTCCTTCAGTCCCACCGGGGGCGGTGGCCCTTACGCTCCCGAAAACGGCGACTGGTTCCTTTCCAATGGTACGCAATGGCAATACCTTGGCGTTGGAGCTCGCCCCTCTTATGCCTCGACTTCTACCGCTGGCATCATTCAGCTCGGTTTCCCTGCGGACACACAGGCGGGCGTAAATAACACTCTTGCTGTTACACCTTTTACTCTACAGAGTAAAGTATCCGACAGCACGAGTACCACAAGCTCAACCACGATTGCTTCCAGCACCGCTGTCAAGGCTGCTTACGATTTGGCAAACGCCGCTCTGCCGAAGGCAGGTGGAACGATGACCGGGGATATCACCCTGTCTGGAGCTGGGGTTGGCATCGTATTCAATGACGCCTCCACAGTTGAAGCCATTAGCGACAGCGTTGCGACCACATCCAGCGTAACTGCCGCTTCTAGCACAGCTGTCAAGGCTGCCTACGATTTAGCCACCACCGCAAACACAACAGCAAACGCCGCTCTACCTAAAGCAGGTGGTACCATGACAGGTGCCATCACATTTGTTGCAGGGCAAACCTTCCCGGTCTCTGGCATCCAGGATGCAACGACCGTTCAAAAAGGCGTTGTGCAAATTGGAACCAACATTGATGTTTCCTCTGGAACCATTAGCGTCAAGAGTGCCTCCACAACGCAGGCTGGCATCGTTCAACTCAACAATACAAACTCATCTACGTCAACTACACAGGCGCTTACTGCCAACCAAGGTAAGTTGCTTCAGGATCAAATCAACGCTCTTTCTACTTCCAACAACCTGACCTTTGCTGGCACAATCGACGGTTCCACTGGCTTGATGCTCACGGTGACAACCGAGGGTGCCTCCGTTGGATTCACCGTTGGGGCGGTTCTTCCCTCGCCTTCGGCAACAATCAACGAGTACTTTGTGATCGCCAGCGTGGCAGGCACAATGACTCCTCCTGGTGGTGTTTCCACTCAGGTTTATGTCGGTGACTGGTGGTTGGCCTCCTCGACCACTTGGACTTATATCGCCGCTGGTTTCCAGCCGCCCTACGCATCCACTACTACTCCGGGTCTGGTTCGCCTTTCCACAAACGCTGAGACGCAAACTGGAACTGACGCTACCGAGGCCGTCACCCCTGCTTCACTCCAGAGCAAGGTTTCCGACTCCACCTCAACAACCTCCAGCACGACCATCGCGTCCAGCACCGCTGTTAAGAGTGCTTATGACTTGGCAAATGCTGCGGTGCCCAAGTCCATCTACTCGGCCCTCGGCGTCATCGCTTCCGGGACAGGCGCCGGAACTGTTGGTGGTCTAGCCCTGGGCACCACCGGTCAGTTCCTTGCTGCCAACACAGCTTGCGGTGGCGGTATTGAGTGGTGCACACTGTCACTCGCCTGCATTCCTTGCTCTGCTTTCACAGCTGCTGGTCAACTCCTGGCTGGCACCGGGTCCAGCGCCTTTACTGCTCTCAACGTTGGCTCAAACGGTCAGTTCTTGACTGTGGATAGCACTTGCACAGGGGGAATCAAGTGGGTAACTGCCAATGGCGCTAACATCTGCGGGTTCACCTGCGCACTCACGCCTTTCAACACTGTCATCGGTGCAACCGCTGGTGCATTGCTTACCGGCTTGTCCGTGGCGAACACCGCCATCGGCTATGCTGCTCTCGATGCCGAAACAGTAGGGGACTTTAATACGGCCATCGGTCACAATGCCCTGACCGCTCAGAACGGCCCCACCGGTAACACTGCCGTAGGCGGCAATGCAGGTGCTCAGATTGTGGGCGGTGCTTGCAACACCTTGATGGGTTACAACACCGGGGATGCCCTCACAACTGGAAACAACAACACCGCTCTGGGCATGAATGCCCTCGGCGCCACTATTTCCGGAGGCAATAACGTTGCCGTGGGCATGAACGCCCTCGCTACTTCCACGGTTGGGTGTCAAACTGCGGTTGGCTACTGCGCCTTGGCTTCTGCCACAACCGGTATTCAGAACACCGGACTGGGTTACTTCACTCTCAACAACTTAATCGCCGGTAACCAGAACACCGCTGTTGGCTTCGCTGCTGGTCAGTTCACGAGCGGAAACTCCAACACCTACCTCGGTTACAACTCCGGTAACGCGGTAACAACAAGCTCGTTCAACACGATGGTTGGCTGGGAAGCTGGCGTAACCACGACCAATAACGGCAACAACACTTACGTTGGCGCCTGTTCAGGTAGGCTTCAGACAAGCACCAATAACACCGCCGTCGGTACCTGCGCTCTGGCTAACACTGGCGTCAATAACAACACTGGTGTTGGTTTTGCTGCCGGGGCCGCTCTGACTACGGGTAGCAGCAATACCTTCGTGGGTGCCACTGCTGGTGACAACGCCACCACGGCTGACAACGCGGTTGCCGTTGGATACAATGCTCTGGGTGCTGCACACACACCTAATGGCACGGTTGCCATCGGTGCTAATGCTCTGGCTGCCAACACAAGCGGCGCTTGCAACACCGCTGTTGGTTTCAACGCCGGTACCGCCGTCACGACCGGTAGCAACAACACCATGCTCGGTTATGCCGCTGGCGATACCGTCACCACGGGTACTCAGAACACCTTCCTCGGCTCTGGCTCCGGTGGCTTGGCTGCTACTACTTCCGAAGGTAACACGGGTGTTGGTTTCAGTGCCTTGGGCCAAGGTGTCTTGTCGGGTGCTTACAACGTCGCTCTCGGCAACAACGCTGGTCTGTCGGTAACTTCCGGTGCCATCAACACCCTCGTTGGTTTCTCCGCTGGCTCCGCTATCACGACCGGTGGTAGCAACACACTGGTGGGCCGCTACGCCGGTACCGCCGCTCTGGCTAACAACGTCGTTCTCTCTGACGGCGCTGGCACCATTCGCTTCCAGTCCAACTCCTCAGGCGCTATCAGCCTGGGTGCTGGCGGGTCTTACGGCACTGCGGGTCAAATTCTTGTCTCCGGTGGCTCTGGTGCAGCTCCAACTTGGTCTTCCTCCCTCCCACAAGTTACAGCTCCCACTGCATCTACGGATGCTGGTACACAGGGTCAAATCGCTTCTGACGCAACCTACTTCTATATGTACACTGGTGGCCGCTGGCAACGTGTTGCCTGGGATGCCACTGCCTGGTAATTAAGGAAAATGGCCTCAGTCTCTCAAATCAGGTTACAGAAGGAAATCAACGTAAAATATACCGGGGGAGAGCCCATCCTCCCCCAGGAGCCAACTCCCTTGCCAGAGCCGATGCTCGTGATCGGGGGTCAACCCGTGCCCGACGGTACGGATTTTGGCGTTGTAAAAGTGGAAGAAGGGGAATTGATTATCGACCCCGACGACTTCAACGTTGACTTCAAGACTTTTTAATGAGGTAAAAGTAACGTAACCCACGACACACACATAGCTTTTTGAAAAAATGGTTAACAATCTTCAGTTTCTTCGCAGTCTGAACGCCGGCACCTCGCCCGCCTCTCTGGCTGCTGGCCAAATTGCTTTCAACCTGCCCGATCAGAAACTCTTCGTTGGTGACGGCACTGACACCATCAAGCGCCTTGATGGTACCACCGAGTCCGTGCTCCTGGGCGAGGGTTACTTCGAGAGCGACCTGAGCCTGGTGTCTTCCAGCGCCTATACCGATCAAAAGATCGCTGATCTGGTTGATTCGGCCCCTGAGCTGCTTAACACCCTTAACGAACTGGCTGCGGCTATCGGCGACGACGCAAACTTCGTCACCACCATCACCACCGCTGTCAGCGGTGTTCAGAGCAACCTGAATACCGAGGTTTCTCGCGCTCAGTCTGCTGAGGCTTCCCTTAGTGCTGCCCTGAGTGCCGAGATCTCTCGCGCCCAGTCTGCCGAAGGCGTTCTGACCGCCGACCTGGCTGCTGAAGTTGCCCGCGCAACCGCCGCTGAAGGTGTCCTGACCAGCGACCTCGCTGCCGAAGCCGCTCGCGCTCTGGCCGCCGAGGGAGCTCTGTCCGCTGACCTGGCCACCGAAGTCTCACGTGCCCAGGCTGCCGAAGGTGTCCTGACCAGCGACCTCGCCACCGAAGTGGCCCGTGCAACTGCTGCTGAAGGCGTTCTGACCGCTGACCTGGCTACCGAAGCCGCTCGCGCTCTGGCTGCTGAAGGCGTCCTGGCTGCCGGCCTGGCCACTGAAACCTCACGTGCCCAAGCCGCTGAAGGCGTCCTGACTGCCGACCTGGCTTCAGAGGTTGCTCGTGCAACCGCCGCTGAGGCTTCCGTGCAAGCGGCAGCTGACGCTGCTGTCAACTCCGAAACTGCTCGCGCTCTGGCTGCTGAGGCTGCCCTGAGCGCTCGTATTGCTGACATCGAAAACGGTATCGACCTTGGTACCTTCGGTGGTGGTGGTCAGGCCCAACAGTTCTGATTTCCACTTCGGTTTTTCGACCCTCGCTTCGGCGGGGGTCTTTTTGTAGGCGGGTGTGCCGGGGTAAAAGTTACCAGAGCAATAAACCACTATAATAGCTGAAACTCTGTTAGTATGGCCCACAAGGATTCCCCATCGCTAGACCACATTGACCCGCTCTGGGAAGAAGGGCGGGATTATCAGTTAGTGTGCGGATGGGACTGTAAGAGAAACTGGCGGGAGTTGACTTATTCAGAAAACTCCGTCAAAGGTAACCGGTTCCTTCCGTGGAGGTATAGCAAAGATGGGATCGGGACGAAACCTGTGGAAACTGGTGATTGGTGTCAGTTCTACAATCCCTTGACCCAGGACTGGGAACTGATGGAGTTCGAGGGAGAGCGGTGGTGGGAGTTATCCAGGGCCTACGATGCTCGCCACCGCAACATGACGAAAATAAGCTCTACCATTCTTGCTATGCGAACGGAAGAGGGGAAGAAAAAGGGTGGGTACGCGGCTGGGGCGTTGGCTGTCGAGCGGGGCGCATTTGACCTCGACTCCCCCAACTGCATAAAAACATGTGAGACTTTGAGTGCAGCCGGCAAAATTGGCGGAAGAATCGCCGGAGCAAAGTGCCGAGACGAAGGCATTGGTTGGTGCGGGGCAGATGAAGAAACTCTGAGGGATTGGAAACGGGCAGGTGGGCGAGCATCAAAAGGAATGCTTTACTGGAATGATGGGACAAAAAATAAACGAGCCCGTGAATGTCCAGGCGAAGGATGGGTTCGCGGGAGGATTAAAAAATGGAGTTGAATAGCCTAACTCGCATCGAGCAGTTTATGGTGGATGCTCTGATTGCTTCCCCCCTTATCCCAATTGGTGTAAACGTATTGCGTCTCGCAGATGTCATAGATCGCGAAGGGGTGGTCTCGCAAACTAACAACATTGTTGTCCGATATACAGGGGCTACAAACACGGTAAAAAACAGGATACCGATGGTATTTGAAAGGACACTTCGGTTCGAGTGCAATTACTCGTGTCAGAATTATCTGACCTCTTCCGGCCACGATTTTGCCACACAGCTTATTACGGGGGCATTCATAACCCTAAATGGCTCGGTTCCAGGTGGAGCATACGTGCAAGCCATTGAACCTTTTGTCTGTGTGAGCGAAGACTTTACGGGTTTATCCGATCAGTCTCAGTACACTTACACCCAGGTTTGGCAGATTATCATTGAGGAGGCGTTGCCAGTAATTGCTTTAGATCCCTGCGTCCAACGTGGCGATTGCCGTCAGATCTTCCCAGCCCTTGGTGTCGAGTCTAAGCTACCTCTTGGTGGCATTCTCGATGACACCACTGGGGATATTTACGTTCCCGCATACGACTGTGATGGTCAACCACCGGAGGATTACGATGCGTGTTATGGGATAAAATGGAGTAACGAACTGACACAAAGCGGTAACTGGGTCTTTATTTGTGACCCCGATTGCGTCTTCCTAGAGGATCCTCTCGGTCAACCGATTTATCTTCTCTCTAACAATAGTTACACTGAAGACGGTCGCCTCGTTGTGACAATCTTCGACGCGGATACAAAGGAGCCTATTCGGGAAGTATTCTACTGCAACACAGGTAAGAAACTGGCTCGATATGCAGTGGAGCTCTGGAACGATACGGTAAACAAGATTGGCCCAATCTCATCCAAAGCAGTGAAAGATGCAAGCTGGTATCAGAGTATGAACTACGGTGAGTTCGCTGTGGTTCTTGGCGGATATCAGTTCATCTACGTGGATCCCCTCAATCCCGATTCCCCTCAGCTTTACGTTGACGGTGGGGTTCTCATCGGCGTCCAGATGCAAACATTTATTCAGACTCCTAAGGGTAGATTTTATTATGTGGGACAGTCTCCGCAAGGAAAAGGATGGCTTTTAGAAGGGACATTTGAATTAGCTTCTGTAAACTCCCTGTGGCGCTTGGGCTGTCTCCCGTGCACGGACGGTATAAATTCTCCGCAGCAACCTTGCTAGAGGCAAAATGCAATCGGCTCAGCAACTCTGGAACAGTTACCATGCCGCAGTCAAAGCGGGTAACATTGATTTAGCGAATAGGATCTTACGATCCCTACAAAACTACAAAGGGAATCCGCCTCCCGCAAAAGGCGGATGTGTTAAATGCCGTAGGAGGCTTTATTAATGGCTGACTCTAAAGAAAAAGAAGCAATTGTGCGCCAAAAGGAGTTTCTGGCGGAAGAGGCTCTCAAGGTAGCCAACGAGGCTATCGGTCTTCTTCAAGATCAAATGTCCGAATGCTCTACGCGAGACCTTGTGCAAATTTTCTCTGCTTCCGTGAAAGCACATCGGGAAATCACTGAGGATATCGTGATTCTTACGAAGCCCGAGCCCGCTTCTGAACAGTCCTTAGCTCGTGAGTATGACGGCAAGGTTGAGGAGCTTTTGAAGCGCATCTCGAACTTCTAGTATGCGCCCTATAATCACTAAAGCCAGTTTGCTTGATGAGCATAGCACTTGGCGAAAATACATTCGAGGCATCCAGGAATTGATTGTGATGGAGGCTCCGGCATCCATCATCGAGGAATATAAGTATAAGGCTGCTCAAAATTGCTTCCTGGCATTTGCCGATATCATGAAGAAAGGCGACCTTAAAGTGGTCGCGTTCCACGAAGTGATTGCGTCCGCGTTCGAGGATCTTGCCAATAAACGGTATCGCCGTTTGATCGTATCGTGTCCTCCACGATCCGGAAAGTCAATGCTGGCGTCGATGTTTGTGGCGTGGTTGCTAGGTCGTGACCAAATGACCCAGCATATTATTGCGTCCTACGGCCAACAACTATCCGGTAAGTTTCATAAAGACACAATCGGGTACCTGAAACACCCGGAGTTTAAGAAGATATTCCCGGACTGGAAGGGGTTCTCCCCCGACTCCAAATACGACATGCTTGGTGGCGGTTACATCCTGCCTACCTCCGTGGGCGGTGTGCTTACTGGTTTCACTGCGGGAACGACTAACATTACGAGTCCGGGGGTGGGGGCTATGATTGTGGACGACCCTCTCAAGGACTCGACTTCCACTGCCGCACTTGAAGCGTTGGAATCATGGTGGGGCGAACAAGCGAGTACTCGACGCACCAACAACTGGTGTCAAATGGTAATCGCGACTCGATTCCACCAACATGACTTGCACGGTGTGCTACTAGAGGCAGACGGTGAATATGATGAAGTTGAGAATCCGAATGGTTGGCGCTGGGTTAACATTGCTGGACTGATTGAAACGGCAGAGCAACGAGCGAACGACCCTCTTGAACGTGACCTCGGTGAATCTCATTGGCCTTCAAACACTGCCTTCACGGTCGACATGCTCATGGCTCAGAAGAAGACCATGGGTTCATTTGCTTTCGCGGCTCTCTACCAAGGCAACCCCGTTGCGGCAGAAGGTCAGATTATCCGGGATAGTTGGATCTCCCGCATTGAGAAACCCGATTGCCCAGAGTTTGACTTAACTTGGTTGGCAGTTGACTGTGCATTCTCTGAAAAAGAAATGGCAGACGAGACTGCTATTTGCGTAGCGTCTATTTCCCACCGTTTTCCCGGCAAAGTCTATATTCGCGAAATAATCACAGGCAGGCTAGGTTTTCCAGACCTTATTGCCAAAGTAAAGCATTTATACTCGTTCTACGACGCTCGAGTTCTCTGCATTGAAAAAGCAGCTTCGGGTCAGTCCTTAATTCAGATGCTCAAGAAGGAGGCGAAGATTCCGATCGAGGAAATGAAACCGCTGAAGTCTAAGACCGTGAGGCTACAGGCAGTTGCCCCACTTATGGAATTTGATCGGGTCAAGTTTGTCGAGGGGGACTGGATTGACCCCTTTATTAAAGAGTTGACTACTTTCCCTTTCACTAAACACGATGACCGAACTGACGCTTTCACATGGGCGCTTACGTATTATTCCATGAAGTTAGATACGGTAGATCGGGGCCTCCAGGATGCAATCATTCAAAATAAACGCTTCTTTGGCGAGCTGACCCGGCCCGGTTTTGGCAATCAGAATGTTTTCCCCAACCTCAGTCGGGGTCGTTTACGTATGTTCCCTGCGGATCATAATTATAACGATCCTGATTACGATTCCGTGAGCGGGGAAGCGGATCCCCGATCTTCTTTTGCCAGAGGAGTGAGAAGTGGGCAGCGTAACATTGGGTGGGATACAGAGTTGTGACCGGGATTCAGCCAACCCCGTAAAAAGTTGCTGTTGTTTACAACAGATTACCATGGCTATTCAACCGAACCCTGACAACGTCCCCAGCATGATGCAAGAGGACTTCGGAACTAAAGTTTTGATTACGGATCTCGCCGCTGATCGTTATCTAGAGCAAGCGGCCAAGCATGGCACCGAGCGCTACCGTAAATGGTGTGGCGGACGAGACGGATTTGATGATTTTGCGGAACGCTTACATTGATTGGCTCCTGGAAAAAGACGCCTGGTGGACGATGTAGTGGCAACCGGGTAAAACTAAGGGTCGGTCGCAGTCCTCCAATGCCCGATTCCATATTTCAAGGGGGTGAGTGCAATGTAGAACTCATTGGCAACAAAGTGTATGACCTACCCACCGATTGCTTCCAGTTACTTAACATGCTCACTTCCCGTGAAAAGCGCAAGAACCGTCGCGCTGAATCCGCTCAAATGCTAGAAAATTCTTACTCCAAGGGGATGGATGTTCAACCCCCCAAATTCTTGACATGGCGTCAGGAGGAGTTGTGGAATTGCTTCAAGAAGAATACCGTTACAATAGGCTTCGGGTCAGCCGGTACAGGCAAAACCCTTATAGCCCTACATTACGGTCTTTTCGGAATTGCTCAAGGGCAGTTTGATAAAGTTTACTACGTTCGTAGTGATGTTGGTGTGGAGTTCCAACGCGGGAGAGGTGCTTTACCTGGCGACCTGTCGGAGAAAATTGCTCCGCTGATTGCCCCTGTCTTAGATAATCTACCCTGCATTATGCGTTCCCAAGGAGCAGCAGAATACCTCCTCAATAAAAAAATTATTGAGCCAGTTTTGCTTGAGGACATTCGGGGAAGATCTCTTAATAATGCGTTCATCATTGTCGATGAAGCACAAAACTTCCTTCCCTCTCACGTGAAAACTTGCCTCTCCAGGGTGGGTAAAGATTCAAAAATTTGCCTCATCGGTGACACAAAACAGACCGACCTCGAAGTTTTCCGTCGGGAGAACGGTCTTGTTGATGCCATTCACCGCCTCCGCCAACTTGCCGAAGTTGACGTTGTGGAGTTTCAAAAAGAAGACATTGTGCGCAACTCTGTAATTGCGCATATTCTAGATCGGTATGATGATTAATCCCCGGAGGGAAGCATGAGAAAGGACACACGCTTTAGGCGCCCTGAACGACAAGAAATTGAATCTCGGCTTCCCCAAGGGATTTTATCCGACCCGCAAGCGCTAGGTGTGTGGAATATGATGCTGAGGGGAGATGACCCCTCCGACATCGCCCACACCTATCGTTCTTTCCGAGACAGCTCCTATTGCACAGTTCCTCGTGAGCATCTCCGCTCGATGCGGGATACCATGATTACGGCAATGAGGGAAGCTAATCGCCAAGATCCGAAACCGCGCAAAGAAAAGAAAAAAGGAATCCATTACAGTGCAATGCCAGACGGCTGGATGCCGCGTCGTACGTCAGCTTAATCATGAACGCTAAGAAAGAAATCGAACGTCATCGTCTCCCGTGCGGGCCAATGGCGGTTTCAATTGAAGGCGTCTGCCGTCGCCGTCTCCGTGACAGTATGGATGCGTTACTGGACAGGTTGACACAAGAGACTCACCCTGAAGGTGTAGATATAGATATTCTTGAAATGGACGAAGAGGTAGAAATTCCAGAACCGGAAGAACCGGAGGAAACCGATGAGGAAAAGAAACAACGCTTGATCCGGGAAGGAAAACTTAAAGTTGACGTTAAAAAAGAAGTGCAAAAGTACGAAGAGAAACTGTTCGGCAATTCGAAAATGCTGCAGAATGGATCGGGTAAGATTAACAAACGGTAACTAACCAACATGACTAACAGGATCGGTGGCGATTTTGACGCGGAAATCATTGAAGCATTTCGCGCAGCTTACGCCCAACAACTTGCGTCTCCTGATCAAGATGAGATTGCTAACAACTCCGGCCTCCCCACCAACGTTGTAACAAACACTTCTCCCTGGATCGAGCATACCGGCTTGTGGAAATATCCCAGTGGCAAAGGGCCGGAGGAAGACCTCAAAACACCGTTCAATCCCAATGATTATCTCTCTGACGAGGTGCTGGACGGAGATGGCGAGATTGAAGAAATGAGTGACGAGGAAGTAATAAACTTGGTGAACGAAATTACCGGGGACGAAGAGGAATAATAAGGGTAAAACCGATTAACCAAGCCGGTAAGCCATGGCATCTCTACGGTCGCAGGAGACCTTACAAAAAGAATACGACCTACAGGCCGAGTACACCACTCGCATTAACCTGGAACTCCAGCGAGGCTCTATTCCTAACTACAAGGAAACCCTGGAAGATTACGCTGTTTTTGCGAATGTTTTGCGCAAAGTGGCGCCCGAGAAAACCCTCGTTTTACTCCACCCTCGCCCAGAAATCATTCTGCAAGCCGAGAGCGAAGGGTACGAGGTGTCTTTGTTCATAAGTGGCCGGATTTGGCTCTTTAAGGTGAACAAATCGGTTCACTATATTCTGCCTCCGGAACTGGCTGCCGGGGCTGGTTTATTGCTTAAGCGTATGTGGGATGCCACTATCCCTTGTCTGCCAGAAGGTTTTATTATTCGTGGCAAGATTGATCGACGGGATCCGAAAGAAGAAACCGAAGCACGAACAAAAATCCAGCAAAATCTTGGGTTCTCTCTCCCTCAGATCGATGATTTTGTATATGGGGTAGTTCGTGATAAAAAACTCCACCCCATTACGCTGGAAGAAGTGATTACGTTGACGGGGGAAGTCCCCGATCACCTGGACCAAAAGTTTAATGTCCGTAAGATTGATTGGCCGGGAGCCTGAGCATGTTTGGTTCTTCTTTTGATTTTAGTGGCGTAACCCTTCCGGGAGTCGGGGGAGGGATCAACGCGAGCAACGCTATCAGTGGCGAACAGCTCAAGAAAATGAACGACTCCGGTAAAAAATGGCGTCCAGGCCCCGACGGTATGGGTATGTCTCATCACAATGAAAGCATTTTGAAGATGAATGCAGAGCATCGCGAAAAGCGTGCCAGTCTGGTAAACCGCGATTACAACGAGAACGCGGACAGCAAAGATGCGATGAAAGAAATTTTTGATCGCAAAAAGTCCAGAATGTCCTCTTTCAAAGAGATGAAACGGGGCGAGTATGGATTCTCCGAGGGCGACTCCCAAGATAGCGAGCTTCTGAGCATGCCCCTCCCCTCCTTCAAAGATCACACCTGTAAGGGAGCTGGCTGCCCAATTTGCGCCAACAACAAGCAAAAGGATGCAGAGTACCGTGAGTGGTCAACAGAAAAGCGCAAGGCCCTTAAGGAAGGAAAAGTGAAGGGCTCTTTTGCAGGGCCAGACATGAGCTTCCCCATAGCTAGCCCGGTGGATGTGGCCGCCGCTTGGGCATCTGTGGGTCGTGCCTCTAACCCCCGCGCAATCATGCGCAATATCATCCGAATCGCAAAACAAAATGATTGGGAGTCGGGTCTCCCGGAATCCGTCAAGAAACGTCTGGCAGCCGGAGAATCAGGTTTACCAACGGAGTGAGCCATGGGGATGGAGCTATTGGGGATTGTTGCATCATTTGCGACAATCGTTTCTGGTTTTGGCTGGCTCATGGAGCGGAGCGCCAAACGATCTGAACGAATGTTCATGGAAACCCACTCTGCTATCACCAAAGTCGAAACTAACGTTGAAAACATGGAGAAAGCTTTCACCGATTTAAGGGTGCTTCTACCAACCAACTTCGTAACAAAGCAGGAGCTTCTGCAACATATCCAGGGTGAAGAAGCTTGGCATAACACAACATCTGAGCGCCTTCGCCAAATCCAAGAGGAAATCCTCGCCTTACGCTATCATTCGAACAACAATGGACATCACTGAATACGACTGGGAACGTTTGGCAGGCTTAGGTTTTGCCGAAAAAGCTAAAGAAGGGCTGAAGTCCGCCTGCTGGAAAGGCTATGAAGCCATCGGGATGAAGACCAAAAACGGTCGTAAAGTTCCAAATTGCGTCAAAGTGAAATCAGACTCAGAGCACGGCGAGGGAGATATTGCCACTGCGGAAATGACTCCGAATTACTTGCCTAAGGAACCAGGAAAAGGCGACGAGAAAAACCCGCAGATGGGTGAGCAAAAGATTCGTATGCCCCGTATGGAGGAGATTACTAAGTCTTCTAATCGCAATGGGCATCTGGCAATGGCTGCTGCTCCCAATTATGTAGAGGCCGAGGACTTCTTTGAAGGTATCAACTCCATGGAGCCGAATGCTGCTATGGCAATCAATCAGCTCCGGGTGATGCGGGAAAAGATTGATATTATGCTTGGCATCCTTTACCCGGATGATAACATGGAGCCTTGGATGTCCACCAAACTGGCAATGAGTGCTCAAAACCTGGCCTCCGTAGCCGACTACATGCGTTTTGGAGCAGAAGCATGAACCCACAACTTCACCATAAGTGGAATTCTGAGCGTAATCCTAGCCGAGGGTCAGATCGCGAAGGAGCTCAAATCCTTGAAGAAGACGTTGCCAAAAACAAAGTAATCTTAAAACAAGACAAGCCGAGATAACTATGTTTGGAAATTTCCCAGAAGATCTTCTAGATCAGTTCAAGCGTGATTACGCCGAAAGGCAAGCAATGGCTATAGGCTACCCTCAGCAGTCTTTTGCAGACAAAAGCTCAATGCCCTGTAACAAGCCGCGTGCTGAGACTCACAACGGCAAATCTCACGTAGTGAAGGCATGTGAAGGCGGGAAAGAGCGGCTGATTCGCTTCGGTCAAGCCGGAGTCAAAGGGTCTCCTAAGAAAGAAGGGGAATCAGAATCTTACCGTAAGCGCCGTGAGTCCTTCAAAGCGAGACATTCCAAGAATATTGCTAAAGGAAAGATGAGCGCTGCTTACTGGGCTAATCGAGTCAAGTGGTAACAAGGGTAAAACCCACTATAACGTCTCCGTCCGGCAATGCGAAAGGACTCGATCAATAATGAGGCTATTGAAAAAGCCTATCTCATCTACAAAGAGCACGGTCATCAAATTGTTGACTACGATTTCTCGCATCCGCCAACTGACTACAAGCGGAACACAGTCGAGGAGCCCGAAGTAAACAGCAAGCTGCGCGACGCTTTCAACGAGCTTCTTCCCGCAAACGTCATGCAGGGAGACAAGTACGAAGACCTGGAGAAGCAAGCTCATGCCCTCAATCTTCGTATCGACAAACAGCAAGACAAACTGCGTGTGTGCCGTATGCGCGGAAACTTCCAAGAGTTTCACCGCTGCATGCAGGAAATGCAGGAAATGATTAAAGAAAAAGAGCGTCTTGACGCCAAGATGGCAGTAGCAGCCCCTGGCGGCAATGCAGGACAAAAACAAATGGAAGATTACAATCGCACCCACGAGCAAGAAAGTTCCTATTCCGAGATGGAAGATCTCGGCGCTCAAATTGCTGCTCTCGAGGAAATGCTGCAGGAATATCTCGAGCAATAGGGGTAAGAGTGTAGCAACGTGTCTTCACACGCTACACTACTTGCTCTTTAGCCATGTCTGCCACAAAAATTATATTCAAGCGTTCCAGTTTACTTGGTAAGCGTCCAACTGACGCCAACCTGGAGCCAGGAGAAATTGGCCTTAATACAAACAGTAATGATCCCGGCCTCTTCTTCGAAACGAATAATGGCAGCGTAGTCAAGGCAGGGCCTACCGCTTATTTGGCGGAGGCACCCACACAAACGCCAGCGCGAGGCGAGCTGTGGGTAGACCGGGATACCAAAGCTATGAGCATCGGTGATGATGCTGGAAAATGGCAAAAAGTTGCGGCTCCCTACCTTGGTGGAACCGACGGCCTTACCGTGTTTGTGGCACCAGAGTTCCCTAATGCTACGGATTCTCTGGCCAATGATGGTCAAACGGTCCCGTTTATTACTATCAACCGGGCTATATTAGAAGTAACAAAGAATATTATCCAAGATGCCCTGAGTGGAGTTGCTACTGGCAATAACCGTTACCTTATTATTCTTGCTCCTGGACAGCACTGTGTGGTCAATCGACCAGGTGTAAGCACAACAAACTTCACTGTTAATTTCTCTAACCCTTATCAAGAAGTCACCCAAGACGATCTGGCTCAGTTTAACCCTGAGTCGGTGGGTGGTCTCATTTTACCTCGCGGTGTCTCCATCATTGGTCTGGATCTCAAGAAGTGTGAGATTCACCCCACATATGTCCCCAAGTACACCCACCCCGCGTTCCCGCCTGGATACCGTCAGCAAGTTAACGGACCTGAATATTCCAATCAACCCTTGTCCTCCATCTTCCGGTGGTCTGGAAACACCTACGTTTCCAACTTTACTGGTCTCGATAAAATTGACTATAGGATTGGAACTCAAGTCTTTAAGCAAGATGGGACAAACTGGGCCATCATTAAGACTGAGCGCCCCCACGGTTTAGATTTCAACGATTTTGTACAAATCAATTACACTGATTCCACCGACCAAGCCCCCAATCTTTTCTTGCCAGGAGCTTACTACGTAAATCCGATCAACAGCTACGAGTTTTTGGTATCTGGCGGACCTTGGGGAGGGGCAAATCAGAATCCAGTGCTGGCGGCCAACATGCCGTCTTCCTATTTTTCTACCGAAATCGGACCGACATCCAAATTCAGAATCTGGAATATCTATCCTTACTACATTCCTGCTGATGGGGAGAGCTATGAGTTTTCTTCTTACTCTCACCATCGCCTTAGCTTCATTAAAAACGCTTCCCTTGAACAACTCAATAACTTCTACATTAAGGTCCAGAAGGCTTTCCCCGGTGTCTTCGGGGGACAAGTTAATACCGATCTTGTTTCTCCTGCCGAGTACGAAATTGTTGCACCCGCAATAAATGATTACCCTAACAACCTTCCTGCCAACAGCACAGACAACAGCTCCCCGTATCAGAACTCAGTCAACCATAGGTCTGACTACGGTATGGCAAATGGGGATTATGACGGTAACCTCGTAAGCGGATTTAAGTCGGTTATTGTTAACGCTTCCACAGCCGTGATCCTTCAAAAAGACCCGGCGGCTTACTCGATCTACTCCAGCACACCCCAGGATTGGATTCAGCTAACTGAGTATACTCAGCAGAGTCTTGGGGGTGCAGATTTGATTACCTCCATCCCAACGCAGAAACAGCTCGAAATTCTTAATAACGCTAACATCCCCAACATTCGCTATTATTACACTACTCTCACGGTAACTGACCCAGACTCCGGTGCGCAAAAGAGCATCGGGGTGCCCGACCCTGACAATGACTTCCGTCATTTCGGCTTCCGAATTGAAGGGCCTAACTCCTACATGCAGGCCCAATCTACTTACACCATCGGTGCTGCTATCGCATGCTGGACAAAATATGGGGCAATCATGTCCCTCACCAACGCCACTACCAACTTCGGGTCCGTGGCATTCCAGGCCGAAGGCTTTGCGGGTTTGGGCACATTGGGTGGCGCCAATACCATCAACAAAGGCTTCCTGCTTTCCGGTATCGTTCGCCCTTTACGGTTGCTTGAAGATTCGGTAGTAAGCGATGAGCAGAAACGCATTTTGTTCCTCGGAAGCAAAGTAGTGGGCGTTGGAACAGACCCCCTGGATCCCGGCGTTCAGCTCATCTACCTGCAACGGCCTTTCGACCCAGCGTCTATTCTACCCTTCTCCCTCAAACCTGGTTCAGCCGTCTACACATCAGACGGCGTTTGTAGTTTCCGCGCCTTTTTCGTCACGGACGGTACGCCAACTTGTATTCTGAGTGCAAGTGCTGGTCAAAACCCATACTCGGAGTTTGGAGCTATCCTTCGCGTGCGGTCTTCAGACTCTACCATCCCCGGCGGAGCGGTAAACAATCTGGACATTCCCTACATTCGGCGCTATGTTGACCCTCGCACCCCCGCCGAAAAATCTTACGGGTTTTACACTCAGTCTACTAACCCAACGAGCCAAGCGCCGCAGCTAGGGTCTGTGTTGCGTCTTAACCAGACGGGTCAAAACCTCTCCAACTCCATTAAACGCAACTTCCAGTTTGACCCTGGCATTTACGGCGGCATTGCGCAAGTTTTCACCGTAGACTATGTGGAGACAGAGCAGTACTCGGTGTCAGCAAACTTTAATTACAAAGTAGCCGATGCCTCTCAGGCAGTCAATTACGTGGTCTATGCGTCTCTGACAGATGCTACTACACCGTGGGTTCAATCAGTTCCGTCGGATCCAACAGATTTCACCAGCGATTTTGTCCCTGCGTACAACCCTCAGGGCAGTTACATCACCTATCAAAACAAAAACTACTACGCTGCGGAGAACAACCTTTGGACTTCCCTTTACTACGAAACATCCTTTAATGCTCTAAACGGCCCTACGAAGGTTTCCCCTGATAAGAGCGACTCGCCCTTCGTAATCACTAGCGTCCTCGAAAACGCTGAGCTTGTCGCAGACTCGTGGCAAGGTGTTGTTCCCGACCCTTACTATGATTACTATGTGAATGGGGTGCCCGCACCCTACAATGTCAACCTGTCCTACATGCGTGGCGCCGTAGTTCCTTACACAGAATTCGCACCGCAGTTCCAGGTGGATGATGACGACAGCTCTCCCGATCTAGGTATTATTTTCAAGAGGGAGCCGATAGATGCTTCCCAAACTCCGATGGTGACCGCATCCAAGGTGATGCAAACCGCCATCCCTATGTCTTCCCCCTTCGTAGCTTCCCCCACCCGTGGGCGTCCCGAGATCATTCAGTTCGAGGTTCTCCAAGTCCAGCAAATCATGCTGCCTAAGGAAGGAGTCAGCATTCTTCAACTTACTAAAACAGGTGAAGACTGGGTGGAATATGTGCGGGTAGTTTCGGTTAATTCGAATGTCATTCAAGCCATTCGAAACTATTACCCTGAATATTCACAAGGAAACCTCCCGATACAGTGGCCCGCAGGCACTACCGTGAAAGTTTGCGTTAGCACGGGTTATCCGGAGCCCTCTATCTATGACCCCGATTGGGCTGTAACCAAGGCGACCATGTTCCGCTTCTTCCAGCTGATGGGTTATGCTCCGAGCAAAGTGGCATCTTACTTGACCCCTCGCTACTACGGGGAGAGAAATCTGCAGATTAACTCTTTACCTTTTTCCCCTATCGGCGGCTACGCAAACATCACCACTGCGTGGCCAATCGAGTTTAACAACCCGTCTGCCATCATCGCTAACACTCACACCTGGGAGTATGTGGGTTACTTTGATTATTCTCGAGGTCTTCCGAAGTATCAAGTCAATGAGATTTCCAAGAAACTCTCTTACGACTATTTATGCACAACCTCCTGGGGTGGCCGTCTTACCGTCATGGGTGCTAATGAGACTGGGCAACTGGTTTTCCTGGGCCCCGTCAGAGAGGCGCTCACAGGACAATTCTATGTCACAGAGAGCCCACTCTCGTATGCCGCCGACCGTCAAGTTTACCGCACTCCCGACCCCGTGGCATTCCCCAACCCAGTCTTGGTTTACTCAGTCGACGACATTTCGGGAGGGTTCAACGGGGTGGACAACACGTTCAACCTTACTCGGGGCGGCTACAACATCCCGACTTCGCAGCTTTCTACTTACGGTGTGTTCGTCTTCCTCGGCGGCGTGGTCCAAAAACCGGGAGAAGCTTACTCCATTCTTGGCGAGTCCGCTGGCGTCACGATCCCTCGAATCGTCTTTACGGAAGCCCCTCTCGCTGGCACCAGCTGCGACATTCGCATCGTTTCGTCGGACGACGCAGAAGAGACTGTGGAAGTTGTGCCGTTTGCTTTGAGCCCCGCGTTTGACGGTGCACAGACAACCTTTGCAGCTGGCCCCTCAGAACCTACGTTATCCAACCTTAACGCTTTTGTTTTCTTGGGCGGCGTTGAACAAACTCCGGGAGGTGCCCCCCTGCAAAACTCCCCTGCTTACACCATCCTGAGCAATCCCACCTCGGTGGCCTTCACCGGTTCGCCTTCCGCCGGCACAGTGCTTGACATGCGTGGAATCCTTTCTGGATCCCGTTACCGGAACGCCGGGGTGTCCACTGTGTTCGTATCCTCTGTTGACGACATTTCCACTCTTTTCAACAGCACTCAAACGAAATTCCCTCTTACAATTGGCGGCGTAGCACTTGATCCTAATAAAGTGAACGCCCAGAATATGTTTGTAAGTCTTGGTGGCGTCATGCAGATTCCGGTCACTCAAGCCGGAGACCCACTGGCCGGCCTTGCGTACACCGTTGGCGTGGACTCGGTGACAAATGTTCTTGAGATCACATTTGCAACTCCCCCGGCCATCGGCACTCTTTGCAACATCAGGGTCATCACCTCTGACGAATTCCTGACTTGCCCGCTTCCCTCTGAACTGCTGGACAACTCCCTGCAGGATGGCCCAGGAATCATCATCAATGATCAAAACCAGATCATTTCGATTGATCCGGGATTAATTCAACCCTGAACAGGGTAAAAGTTGCTATCAACCTTCAGGGTCTACCTGATTGTAGTGACATTTAGTCAAAATGGCAACGAACAAAGTTACACCCATTCAAGTCCTTCGGTCTGAAGTCCTTAACAAACGCCCCGATCCAACTAAAATGTTGGCGGGGCAACCTGCGGTAAATATTGCCGCCGCACAACCGGGTTTATTTTTTGCCGATGACACTGGCAACGCCCTCTTCAAGGTGGGGCCTTGCACTGTAGGCACATTGCCCCCGAATGACCCTTTGATCGCCCCTGTTGGGGCCCCCGGTAACACGGTTGGAGAACTTTGGTTGGACCTGAACGGAGACCCCCCGTTGTTCCCAGGCCCTGTGCTTAAGGTCTGGGATGGTGTTAACTGGGTCAACTGCTTCCCGTCGCCAACGATTTACGCAACTCCGATTATCTCAGATACGGCACCCGCTCTGGTTTCCCATCCAAATGGGACTCTGTGGTGGGACTCAAGTAGCGGTCTCATGTATATTCTTTACCAAGATACCGCTGGAACACGCCAGTGGACACAAGTTTCTGGCAACCCCGTGCCTTGAGCCGGGTAAAACCAATTAACAGGACCCGAGAGCGAAGAACTAATGGCCGGCATCCCCCCGTTTAATTCACAGGATCCAATCCCAAACACTCCCTTTTATAACCCTGACGCAAACCGTTATAACCTGTCCTACCCAACAGGACAACTGGTCTTTGGTAGCTATTTGTTTGTAGACTACACGACTGGTAACGTATATATTTCCCCCAACCCTCCAAATAACGGTACTGTCCGGCAAGTTACTGCTGGTGCAGGTCTTGAGACATCCCCTGCCTCGGGTATCACAACTGCTGGAAGCATCGGTCTTAAGGCGATTTCAACTTTAACTCCGGGATCCTACACCTATCCGACCGTGGCGGTGAACGGATATGGTCAAATCACCCTGGCCGCTAACGGTAATCCTCCGCTGGTTACCCTGGTAGGCACCGCCCCCATTTACGTTACCGGTACAAACCCGATCCGCAACGTAGGGATCCTGCAAGCAAGTCTTGCTGCTCCCGGCGCAGTGCAGCTGACGGATGACGTATTTTCGACAAGTACAATCACGGCTCTTACCGCACTCCAGGGATACAGCCTGGGGTCCCAAATGTCGATCATCGGGTCTTCTTTGGCAGGGCAGTATTTTGCTGGTGCCATCAACCCTGCGACAGGGAATCTCACTTTCGTTTCCCCTGATGGATTAGCAGCGGGTGGTCTAACAGTTGGAAGTCCTCTTCCTGCTGCCTCAGCAACTTACAAGAAAGCCTACTTCACCATTACAGCAGACGGCACATACACACCCCCTGGCGGTGTTGCCACAGCGGTGGTAAAGAACGACCGTGTTTACTGCATCAACAACACTTGGCAGATTATTCTCTGCGGGCAGCGCCTTGTACCCGCATCCACCACGGTATTCGGCACAACAGTACTTTCTACCGCTGCTGAAGTCCAAGCTCTCACTGAACCCAACAAATCTGTTACTCCGGCTGGTCTCACCATTATGGTAGCTTCGGAGACCCAGGTAGGTTTTGTCGAGCTTGCTACCGACGCTGAGACTCAGGCATTTACCGACAACACTCGTGCAATCACGTCCTCAAACCTCGGAACTCTCAATGCAACTACCGCCACTCGTGGACTTGTTCTTCTAAGTGACTCGGTTTCGGACCCGTCGGTGACAAGCGCACCGACCGCAAACGCTCTGAAGACATATGTTGATTCCTCGCTAGATACTGCCACGGTAACAGCCAAAGGCGATCTGATTGTTGGTCTCGGATTTGAGACCCCCGGTATTCTCCCTCTGGGCGACAACGGTTCGGTTCTTACCGTTGACGATACCAAGCCCACGCAAGGAAGCATGGACTGGACTAGCCGTGATTCCCTTAACTCCTGGCCCGTAGGTTCTATTATTTGGCAACTGGCTACCACCCCCCTTGGCGGCGTGTGGATGGAGTGCGACGGTCGCCTTCTCGACGCAAGCATCACAGGGCCTTACTACAACCTTTACGAGCTAATCGGTACCACTTACAACCAACCTGGCGACGCTGCTGGTTTCTTCCGAGTTCCTGATCTTCGCGGCATGTTCGTTCGTGGCTGGAGCGGTGCGGGCCCCAACCCCGTTCCAACGGCTCTCGACCCTGCTCGTACATTTGCCAGCACACAGAGCAGTGCGTACAAGCAGCACCTGCACACGGTCACTGATCCTGGTCACATTCACGACTTTGACCTCATTCAGCACCAGCACACGAGCAATTCTTCGACTGTTCAACACCTTCACGGTGCAACTAGCAACCATTCCCACAATCTCGACGGATTTCCGAATGCGGAAGTTGTAGGAGATCAAGCGGGATATTACGATGGAAACGCACAGTGGGGGGCCCCTTCGGGACCAAATTCAAACAGCCCGACAACAGGTATTATTGTTAATAACTCTCTTACCGGTATAACTCTTCAGAGTAAAGTTACAGGTATTACGGTTAACACCGTAACCACCGGCCTCACCGTTGACAACTCTCCCCCGACGGCTCCAGTACCTGACGAGACTCGCCCCTACAACATTGCCCTGCTCCCTGTAATCAAGTACGGCAACGTTCCTGCTGGCCCTACGCCGCCTACGCCAACACCCCCCGTTCCGACTTACGTCGTCAATACAACGCCTACGGCAGCTACCGAAAATACCGTTATCACGACGACCATCACAACAGCCAACGTGTCGAATGGCACTACCCTGTACTGGCAAATGTCAGGAACGGGGATCGTTGGCGCATTCTTCACCTCTGGCAGCTTAGTCGGAAGCACCACGGTTGCAGCAAATTCCGCCTCGTTCACTCAAACTCTGGCTGCCTCGCTGCCTGGACCGGGCCCTTACACCCTGTCTATCGACATTTACTCCGATTCCGCACGCTCCGTGCAGGTGGGTACCACCAGCCTTGTAATCGCGATTACACCTGGCGTAACCCCGAGTACACCTCAACTCGGTTCTTACATCGACCTTTGGCAGTATCGAAACACAGACGCTACCTATCCGTTCACAGCAAACAGCGGCCTCAACCCTGTTGTTCGTGCAAGTAACATCTCTGCCAATGCTCTGTCCTTGTTGAACAAGTTCTACCTGCTGGCTGAAGTTCAAATCAATGGACTTGACAGCAAGCTTTACTTCGGTGCCCCAACAGGGTTCCCTGCCGCTGCGCAAGTTCTCAACGCCGCTGGCACAGACTGGAACACCAACACCGGTAGTGCTAACGGCACCTATGTGAGCCCCACAAACCCTGATTACACCTACTCGGCTTGGGCTCTCAAGAACACGAATGCCTACATGGATACCCAGTCGGTCTCTAAGGCTAACTTTATGTTGTCAATCGGCGGTTACAACCTGTCCAATAACATGGACCTGGCAGGTGCAAGTGTAGCCCAGGCAAATGCCGCCGCTGCTCAAATCGTTACCCTGATGAACCTTTGCGGTGCCAAAGGTGTCGACATTGACTACGAACCGGTGGGCATCACTTGTAACCCTGCGCGTATGGCAACGCTGATGCAAGCCATTTACAACGCTGTCAAGGCTTACAACGCTTCCTACGAGGTTCATCTGACTCTGATTCCGTCCCTGTCGGTTGCTGACCCTGACCTGAAGATTGCTACCGCAGTCGCCTGCCAAGCTTACGCCGACCAAATCAACGTTATGACTTACGATGATCCTAGTAATCTCAGTCAGCCTCTGTATGAACCCGGTGGAGTCACTGTTTACAACCATACTGGCGTAGCCCGCTCGGTTCAAAGTATTCAGTGGTTCATCGACGCCGGTGTCTCCCGCTCGAAGCTTGGTATGGGTATTGCCCAGTACGGCCGCAATACCTCCAATCCTTCGGCTGCATTCAACGCTGCTAACCCAGTGCCTTACAGCCAGATTGTTGCCTCGGCAAATGCCGCTGGTCAAATCACAAACTCCTTCCCTCTTGGCCGCTACTTCGGTGCCGTCAAGATTCAAAACCCTGCCCCAACAAATCAAACCGACTACTACAGCCCCACTTACACAGCCCTCTGGGGCTTCGACTCGGTGGACACCATCCAAGACAAGGTCGAGTCCGCTTCGGATATGGGTCTCCGTGCCGTGTTTACCTGGCAGATCTCCAACGACTACGCCGATCCCGCATCGCCGAATCCCCCCGGAGACGCACGAGCCAACTTCGCTCTGCTTGCCGCCGCCCGCGACGCCATCACGAATCTGTAAACCGGGTAAAACCCCTTAACTTGCCTCCTCAACGATATAACGAACATGGCCATCGTTCCGTTTAACCCTAATAACGAAGTCATCCCGATTCCCAATAACCCGTTTTATTGGCCCCAAGAATCGGCGTTCCAGACCCCGCAAGGTCCCCTTATCTTTGGGGCAGGCTTCTCCGTTGATTACAATACCGGTGTCGTAAGTGTTGATCCGGCACCTCCGGCGTCCACGGGTACGGTAACTTCTGTTACCGCTGGCGCTGGCTTGATCACAAGTCCTTTCGCCGGTATTACAACAGTCGGTCAAGTTTCGCTCGCAACTGTCCCCGGCGTTGTTCCCGGAACTTACACTTATGCGGCGTTTAGTGTTGACTCTTATGGCCGCATCACATCGGCTGCAAGTGGAGTAGCTCCCGTTCAAACACTAAGTGGAATCTACCCAATCAACGTTACTGGAGCTGCGCCCTCCCTTACTGTATCAATCGCTGCCGGAACTACCGCAAACGCGGGTGCCGTTCAGCTGGTTGACAACGTAAGCACCCCGTCCAACACACTCGCCCTGACTGCCAACCAAGGGTACCTTCTTCAAAACCAAATCAACGCAATTGCTGGAACAGCCAACATCCAATTCCTGGCTGGTACTCTCAACGCTGCCACAGGTAATGTTGTTACTGCGACTGCCGAAGGTAACACCGCAGGCATCTTGGCTGGTAGTCCCCTGCCTGCCGCAAGCGGCACAAACATCGGTGCTACTCTCCTGATTACAACTGCCGCCACCTACACACCTCCTGGCGGTACTGCGGTTAGCGTAGTTCCTGGCGACCAACTCCTGAGCGACGGCACAAACTGGGTTTACTTCCAGACCGGTTTCCGTGCTCCTTACGCCACCACCACCACTGCCGGCATCGTTCGTTACGCCACTGTTGCTGAGACACAGGCACTGGCCGATAATACCATTGCCGTGACACCTTTTGGTCTGTCCGGAATGGTTGCCTCGACCACTCAGCGTGGTTTCGTTGAGTTGGCTGACGCTGCAGAGACTCAACTGCTTGCCGACACCACTCGTGCTGTCACCCCTGCAGGACTCGGTACTCTTCAGGCTACCACAACTTCTCGCGGTATCGTTCAACTGAATGATACACTGACAAGCACTTCGACCACGCTGGCCCCAACTGCTCGTGCGCTCAAACAAGCTTTCGATGAGTCGATTCACAATAACATTATTCAAGCTAACGGCGATCTAATCGTTGGCCAAGCTGCTGCAGACCCTCAAATCCTTCCAAAGGGTTCGAACGGTCAGGTTCTCACGGTAGACAATACCGCTTCCTTGGGTGTATCTTGGCAGACGCCAATCGCCCCTGAGTCCACTCCGGTTGGCTCGGTGTGCTGGTTCACAACTGATGATCCTGCCAAGCTCCCCGTGGGCTGGTTGGTTGCAGATGGCTCTTCTTACGGTGTTGACTCTTCCAACCCCTACTATCCGCTGTACCAAGTAATCGGTACAACTTTCACCCCTCCCGCCGATCCTCCGGGAACTTTCCGTGTCCCCGATCTTCGCGGTCAGTTCATTCGTGGTTGGAACGACGCCGGCACTCAAGGTCCTGGAAACCTGGATCCCGGTCGTGCTTTTGGCTCCTGTCAAGCAGACGCCTATCAACAGCACTCACACTCGGTAACTGATCCTGGCCACATCCACGCGATTACTGATCCGGGCCACAACCACCTTATTACTGATCCTGGGCATACGCACACTGTTACCGATCCCGGTCATAGCCACCAGTTCAATGTCCCCAACTCCGAAGTTGTGGGCGATCAAGCTGGCTTCTACGACGGTAACAACAAGCGAGGGAACAGAGGTGCGGGCACTACAAACAGCAGTGCAAATGTTTCTATCAACAACGCAACAACAGGCGTGACAATCAACACCGCTCTCACCGGTATCACCCAAACAATCATCTGCACCACTGGACTCACAGTTAATAACTCTCCCGCCAGCGCTCCGGTTCCCAACGAGACTCGTCCTACAAACTTCTCACTACTCCCTATCATCAAGTACCGGGATCCTGTCTGATTAGCCCGAACCCCAAACCACGGGTAAAACCAGTCAAGCTGAAGATTTGGTCGTCACTATGCCCGCCTTACCCGTTGATTTCGATCCGTACAATCCGATTCCAAACGGACCGTTTTACTCCCCCCTAACCTATTACCTGCAAGGTCCGGTTGGCCCTTTGGTAGTTGGTTCGGGTCTGTCCGTCAGTCTGCAAGGTGTAATCAGTGCCACCGGTGGTGGCGGTGGTGGTGGCACAGTGACTTCCATCACTGCCGGCCTAGGTCTGACCGGCGGAACCATCACTGGCTCGGGAACTATCAGCCTTGCTCCTAGCGGCGTGGTCGCTGGCGCTTACACCTACCCTGCGCTTTCGGTAGACTCTTTCGGGCGTATTACGTCCATCATGAGTGGCAGCCCCGTTACCAGCATCTCTGCTAGCGTTCCCCTGCTTCTGACTGGCTCCCCCACTTCCCCAACTATTTCGATCCAGCCTGCGTCTACTTCGCAAACAGGATCCGTACAACTCAATAATACGACCACCAGCACCCTTACCAACCAAGCCCTGACCGCTGCTGCTGGTAAGAGCCTGCAAGATCAAATCAATGCCGTTGCACAAAATGCCAACGGCCTGGTTCTGGCTGGCACTCTAAACGCTGCTACTGGCAATGTTGCCAACGCAACTACCGCTGGCGTTTCCGCTGGTTTTACCGCTGGTTCCCCTGTTCCCGCTGCTTCGCCGGCAATCAATGATTACTATGTAATCGTCACCACTGCTGCCGCTTCTTATACTCCGACTGGCGGAGCTACCATCACTGGCGTAAACGTTGGTGACTACATCCTGTGCTCCAGCGGCGCTTGGACCATCCTGCGTGTCGGACCCATCACAGGTGCTTACGCCACAACAACCACCGCTGGTGTGGTTGAACTGGCGACCTCCGCTGAGGCCATCACCGGTACCGATCCAAACGCAGTTCTGACTCCGTTCACTGGTACTGCTACTTACGTTGCCCGTAAGTGCTTCACCGGTCCTGGTCAGATTCTGGCAAGTAACGGTAACGCAACTTATGCCGCTCTTGGATCGGGCATTGACGGTCAAGTTTTGACCGCTGACTCTTCCGCTCCCCTCGGCGTCAAGTGGGCACCTGGTGGTGGTGGTGGTGGTGCCAGCATTAACATGAGCTTCCTGGCTCCGATCACTGGTACTACCAACCCCTACAGTGGTGGCGTCGTGGCAGTAGGTATCAATACTGCCTCCACAACTGCTCTGGGTGCTGTCCAGCTAGCTGACACTGCCGCCACTCAAGCTGGTGTATCTCCTTCCCTTGTGGTAACTTCGCTGGGCGCAGCAAGCACTTACATCCCTTTCTGCGACTTTACGGCAAAAGGTCAACTGATTGTCGCCTCAGGTCCCAATGCTTACGCCATGGAGCCTCCTGGTGCTGACGGTCTGGCTCTGGTGGCTTGCGCCGCTTGCGCCAATGGCGTTACTTATGCCAACCCTCTGGCTGTTGCGACTCCCTCTACTCTTGGTGCGTTCAAAGGATTCGCTGCCGGTACCGGTGGCAACCTGTCCCTTGGTGGCTCCGCTCTAGCCGGCATCGGCGCTGGTGTCGCTAACACTGCCCTCGGTGTTCAATCTGCCACCACCCTTACCACCGGTAACGGTAACACCGTAGTTGGTAATGGCGCTCTTGCTCTTGATACCACCGGTAGCTGCAACGTGGCGATGGGTGTTTGCGCCCTTTACTCCACTGTTGGCGGCGAAGGTAACACCGCTCTTGGTACCGGCGCTGGCGCCACGATGACCAGCGGTGACTTCAACGTTCTGATTGGTTTCTGCGCAGGTGACGTAGTAACTACGGGTTGTTACAACATCGCCATCGGTGCCAACGCAATGGGCACCACGGCCACAACCGGTTGCAATAACGTTCTGGTTGGCTGCGGCGCCGGTAACAACGTCACCACCCAGAGCAATCAGATTGTCATCGGTGCGGGCAACTCCTGCACAACAGGAACCGCAAACGGCGGCGCAACATTCGCGTTCGGCGGTGGTTGCTCCATCTATGCCGCAGCTCAAGCTGCTGGCACAGCCGTCTGGACTTCTGTGTCCGACCAAAGCCTAAAGGAAGACGTTGCTGACTTGGCGCTGGGCCTCGACTTTGTGGGTCAGCTTCAGCCACGCACCTACACCTGGAAGGCAGACGGTGGCAAGTCCGCTGGTTTCATCGCTCAGGAAGCTGCTGCTGTTGTAGATGCTCACGGCGCCGATTATCTCGGTTTCGTTGACAAGTCTAACGAACTCTGGGGTGTTGGTCCTGCCGCTCTCATTCCAGTCCTGGTGAATGCCATCAAGGAACTGAAGGCCGAAGTAGATGAACTGAAAGCCAAACTTGGCTGAGTGCAAATAAAATAAGAAAGACGGGGAGGGAAACCTCCCCATTTTTGTAGATAGCAACGGGTAAAACCAGTTATACGAACTTGTGGTGACTATGGCGCTTCCGATTCGCCCGAACAACCCAAACATCCCCATTCCAAACAGCACGTTTTCTTCTCCGTTAAATCTATATGTATCGGGGCCATACTTCCCGGTGGTCATGGGTACGGGAATTGACATCAATAATAATTCCAAAGTAGCCGACCTCAATAACGCAGGCCTTCTTGAGTTCAACGGGGCTGTCGGAGATGTCAACTTATTAGCAGGCCCCGGAATCGCTGTTACCGAAAACGGCGGAGACTTTACGATCGACAACATCGGCGTTTTGGGCCTTGTAGCTGGAGGAAACGTCCAGATTTCCGAAAGTAACGGAATATACACAATTAGTGCAAGCGATGCTCAAACAGGAACCGTAACTTCTGTTGGCACAGGAGTTGGGCTTACTGGAGGGCCCATCACCACTTCCGGCACAATTTCTCTCGATGTTTCCGGAGTTACCGCTGGTTCCTACACCTACCCTAACATCACGGTTGATGCTTACGGTCGTGTTACCGTCGCGTCTAACGGCGTTACTCCCCTAACTGCGATTAACGGCACAGCACCTGTTCAAATCACGGGGACTGCCCCGACCCTGAATGTCGCCGTTGCAAATGCAAGCACGGTAGCCCCTGGTGTTGTTCAACTTAACGACACAACCACAAGTACCTCTACAACCCAGGCACTCACGGCAGCCCAAGGTAAGAACCTTCAAGATCAAATTGATGCTCTCCCTGGCGGAACTGTTACCAGCGTTACCGCAGGGACTGGCTTGTCTGGGGGGACGATCACAACGTCTGGAACCATTGACCTGGCAAATACGGCAGTAACCGCAGGTTCATACACAAACGGTTCTTTCACAGTAGACGCCCAGGGGCGCCTTACTGCTGCTTCAAGTGGGACTCCCCCCGTCACCGCAGTTACCGGTACTGCTCCGATCGTTTCCACCGGCGGTTCAACTCCTGCCATTTCTCTTGCCAATACCGCAGTAACTCCTGGATCTTACACCAACGGCTCGTTTACTGTTGACGCTCAGGGGAGACTCACCGCTGCCTCTAGCGGCACTGCTCCCGTCACCGCAGTAACTGGAACCTCCCCCATAGCAGTAACTGCCGGAGCTACGCCCGTTGTTAGCATCGCTGCAGCCTCAACAACTGCCGCTGGCGCTGTTCAGCTGAACAACACAACCTCAAGCACGTCTACTTCGCTTGCTTTGACTGCGGCTCAAGGTAAGAGTTTGCAAGATCAAATCACTGCTCTTTCGGTTTCGTCTAACATTATACTTGGAGGGACATACAACGCCAATACCGGTGTTGTTGACAGCGTGACTGCCCAGGGCACCACTGCTGGACTTGTCGTTGGAAATGCCCTTCCCGCAGCATCCCCTGCTAACAACGAAATTTTCGTAATCGTTGACGTCCAGGGTTCCACGGGTCCTTCCGGCACTCCTCCGTATCACGTCGGAGACTGGTACCTGTCTGATGGCACCACCTGGCAGTTCCTTAACGTAGGGTATCAACCAGGTCAGGCCACCACTCTGTCTCAAGGCACGGTGCAGCTTGCTACGAATGCTCAAGTTCAAGCAGGGACCGACTCCAGCAATGCTGTAGTTTCCTCCTCGCTCCAGAGTAAACTATCCGATAGCGTCTCCACAGTTTCCTCAACAACTATCGCCTCTAGCACAGCTGTGAAGACAGCCAACGATGCTGCAGCGGCCGCTCAGGGCGACGCAACTCAAGCCCTGGCTGATGCCGCAAGTGCCCAGGCAACTGCTGACGCCGCACTGCCTCTGGCTGGCGGATCGATGACCGGTGACATCACTTTCAATGCCGGCCAAACTTTCCCAGGCACCGTTGGCGATCTCGACTTCCAGGCAAAGGGTGACCTGATTTCTGGGTTCGGGGTTAACTCTTTTGGAATCACAGCGGTAGGTGCAAATGGCCAAGTTCTCTCGGCTAACTCAGCTTGCGCGTCCGGACTGGAATGGACTACCCCTAGCAGTGGACCTTCCCCCGCGACCCCTACGGTAGCAGGATTGCTGACAGGTTGCGCCGATGGTGTCCTGAGCACAACTGCAGTCGGTAACAACGCACTCTTGTCCCTGACTAACGGCGTTTGCAACACGGCCATTGGTTTAGACGCCGCTTGCAGCCTTACGACGGCCTCGGATAACACGGCTTTAGGATCTTCCGCACTTTGCTCAGTCACTACCGAAGGCGAAAACACGGCAGTGGGTGCCCGAGCTTTGATTCTTACCTCCGGAGGCAGCAACAGTTCTTTAGGCTCACGCGCAGGGCGGTGTATAACAACAGGGTACGGAAACACGGCAGCCGGCAGGTCTGCTCTGGAGTATACTTGTGGAGGAAACTATAACTCTGGCTTTGGTTTAAGCGCCCTTCGTAATGCTTGCGGTAGCTATAACGCTGCAATAGGTTATCAGGCGGGATACAAGTCCGACGGTGACTACAACGTCTTCATTGGCGTAGATTCCGGCACTCAACTATTGACAGGTGCTTGCAACATTTTCATCGGTTACAATACGGGTCTCAGCGTAACCAGCGGGTGTGATAACGTTATCATTGGCCCTAACGTAGACCCGGGCGCAGACGTGAGTCAGTGCTTGTTAATCGGAACCGGAACATACAACTGGCTGAGCGGCGACTCCACTGGTGCGGTAAAGCCTGGCGCGGGCGTTATTGATTGCTCAGGGTCGTGCGGAACATCCGGCCAGGTCCTGATGTCCAACGGCAGCAATGCCATTTGCTGGGGAACAGTGACAAGTTGCCCAGGAACCGTAACTTCAGTCACCGCTGGCACTGGCTTGACTGGAGGAACCATTACCTCTTCTGGAACAGTAGCCCTCGACACTACTTGTGTTATTCAACCTTCGGCCCTCACCGCAAAAGGCGACATCATCACCGCCACCGCTGCAAGCACACCAACGGCTCTCGGAGTTGGCACAAATGGCCAAGTTCTGACCGCTTGCTCGGCTTGCTCCACGGGCCTTGTCTGGGCCACTCCGACAGGCGGAAGCAGCCCGGTAGAGACATACAACACACTGATCACATTCAACCCTGGTGATAACAACCAGGCTATCATCGGGTGGGAGTCCGAGCGAGGGGGCAGCGAGAGCTATCTCCTCTCGGGCAATGTATCCGCGATGGCCTACATTACCATTGGCAGTGGGACTAACGGGGCCACCCCCGAAGCGTGGGCGATGATTATGATTTCATCGATGGGGGGAGAAGGGTTGTCTCAAATAATTGCTCAAGACAACACCGGAGGTAACTTCTACATTATGCCTTGGGTGTACCCGGCCTTCAGCGATACAACTATTGTGTATACTCCTCAGCCCTCTGTCACTGTGGCTACAACCTACATTGCAAACGTGTCTCTAAACTGGTTCGGAGGATTCCGTTACCAGCCTATCGTCTACGGAACCCCTGCATCATGATCTGGAACAACGCCGAGTTTTACACATCCGTCCTAATGGTTGAGCTGGAAAAGAACGTAAAGTTCCAGGACAGCCCCATCGCTCTCTACGGACTTCTCACTTCCTTCCAAAGTCCCGCTTTCCGTGATTCCACAGTGAGGGATTTTCTGGAGTCTTTCTCGTCGGTGCAAAATAATATCGGCATCGAAATCGACAGAGTAGAAGAAGTAATCACCAAGCTTCCCGCAATCTTCGTCTTCCCTAACAAAAAACTAAGCCACTCGCAAGTGCTGGAAGTAGTCAACCAACACCTGGAAACACCCTATGAGCCTGTAAACAAGGACTTCCGTGCCCTGGGATTCTTCCCATCTCGGGAGGGGTGCCCGGTCCGTGAAGTCTCCGCTGAAGGAATCGTTTACAACAACAAAGAAGTTTATGGTAAAGAAGGGACAGGCGAAATCCCTGAGTGGGGCATTCCCCTGGTGGAAGAAGCAAGCAAGTTCTGTGACGCTAAGTACAACCACTACAAGGTAACAGATAAACCCCCCACGCAAAAAGTGTACATCCACGCTAACAATCTCTTCTAACTATGGCTAACTTTAGAATTGGTGGCATCCCGGGCGGCTTCGACATTTCCGCAGCGGGGGAAATCAGCCCCAGGACCGTACTAGATCAGAACGGGTGTGCCGGAACCGCTGGGCAAGCCCTAACTTCCGATGGACTCGGAGCACTTACTTGGGCTACAGTTGGTGGCGGTGGTGGTAGTGGCACCGTCACAAGCATTACTGCTGGAACTGGCCTTACTGGGGGAACAATCACAACCTCCGGCACCATTGCCCTCGATACCGCTTGCGTTCTAAGACCAGCGGATTTCACGGCGAAAGGGCAGCTAATCGTGGGAAATGGCAGCGGTTTCTGCCATGTTCTGTCCGCTGGCACCAACGGTCAATACCTGGTTGCCAACTCCTCGATCAACCCTGGCGGACTTGTTTGGTGTACATTCCCAGGAATCTGCTCCTCTGCCTACACCGCCAAAGGCGCAATCCTGTCCGCCTCCGCTGCCTCCGCCCCATCAGCTCTCGCAGTAGGCGCTAACGGCACGGTACTTACGGCAGACTCAGCGTGTGCTCTAGGAATAAAATGGGCTGCGGCGGCTGGGGCTTCGGCCGCTACCCCAACAGCTGCTGGAACTGTGTTCGGCTGCACTATGTCTGCAGGGTTGCTTAACACGGCCCTCGGAAACAATGCTCTGGCAGCTCCCGGATCTTTTGGATGCAACACCGCCGTCGGATACTGCGCCTTAGCATCTTCCACCTCTGCATATTTCAACACAGCTGTCGGCAACTGTGCTGGAAAAATCGTAAGCGGCACCAACAACACTTTCGTAGGAAACCGTGCTGGCGGTGCTTTTACAGCTGGGGGTTTCAACCAAAGTAGTGCAACTGCTATTGGTGCGGGTGCCATGGCAAACTCCACCGGCGCTGGTTCCACAGTCGTAGGGCAGAGCGCAGGAAACTACATGAACGGAAACTATAACGTCGGTGTAGGGACGTCAGCCCTTCACGGAAGTTTTTCGGGAATGACCGGCGCCTTTAACATCGGCATCGGGGATTTTGCCGGGTGTGGACTTTCTACAGGCTGCTGTAACATTGCCATCGGATTCCAAAGTCTGACGGCTGCGGACACCGCTGTGTGTAACACAGGTGTAGGTTTCCAAACTCTTTGTAACGTTACCTCTGGAATCAACAACATTGCTATTGGCCCAAACTCAGGCACTGTTATCAGCGGGGACACTAGCGGCATCGTCAACTTGACGACAGAGTCAAATCGCATTGTGATGGGCAACTTCAACCACACTTGTGCTCAAATCAAGATTGGCTGGACCGTAACCTCAGACGTTCGCGACAAAGCTATCGACCCTGTAGGAGTACCTTACGGACTCTCCTTCGTCAAGCAGATTACCCCAATCTCCTACTGCTGGTGTGATCGCACGACCGGTGAAATTACCGAGGATCGGAAACGTTTCGGATTCAGTGCCCAAAACATCTGCGCTCTGGAGACCGAAACCGATCACCCTGTCATCGTTAGTGCCGATGACCCCGAGCATCTGATGATTACCGATCAGGCGCTGCTGCCAGTTCTCGTCAACGCAATCAAGGAACTCTCAGCCAAAGTCGAAGCACTCGAAGCAAAGCTGGCGGCCCACGGGTAAAACCACTTATCGCTAGGTAGTTTGTCAGATGGCATTGCCCGTCCCCCCAACACTCAATAATCCCATCCCAAACAACCCATTTTATAGCCTTCCGGCATACATTACCAAGGGTGCGTACTACCCGATCACAGTAGGGGCCGGTCTGAGCGTCGATCCCGCCACAGCCGTCATCACCTCAACCGGTGGTGGCGGTGGTGCTGTATCCAGCATTATTGCTGGGTCGGGAATTAGCGTAAACGCTGCTACAGGCAATGTCACGGTTACCAACACAGGTGTAACAAATATCACCGCAGGCACCGGTATCTCCATCTCTGGCGGGACCGGTAACGTAACCATCAACTCGCTTACGACCGGGACGGTTCTGGCAGTTAATACTGGCGCTGGCCTTACGGGTGGCCCGATTACCACCTCCGGCACCATCGATCTTAGGACCACCGGGGTGGTCCCAGGCACATACACCAACCCCACCCTTAGCGTTGACGGTTACGGTCGGATTTCTTCGGCATTAAACGGAACTTCCGTTGGTTCGGTAACTGGTACTCTACCTATTACGGTAACCGCCGGTGCCAACCCCGTCGTGGCAATCAATCCGGCATCCACCGCAAGCTGCGGTGCAGTCTTGCTTTCGGACGCAGTCAATAGCACATCTTCGGCAACTGCTGCAACATCGTTGGCCGTAAAGACAGCTTACGACATTGCCATCGCAGCCATTCCCAAGAGTTGCATCACTGGCGTTGGCACCCTGATTACCGGTACCGGCCCGAGCACTCCGGTGGCTCTCCCGGTTGGCACCAACGGGCAGATTCTCGCTGCGTGTTCTTCCTGCGTTGGCGGCTTGTATTGGGCGAGCACAAATGTGCCCCCGTTTGGCACTCCGAACTACGGCTCCTTCCTTAACACTGGTACCCAGACTATCGGCACAGTGAACGTGCCGCAACCTGTCACACTCAACACGACTGTTGCCGCAAGCGGATTCACTCTGATCGGTGGCTCTCAAATTACGGCAACAAACGCCGGTATTTACAATCTTCAGTTTTCAATTCAGCTCGTTGTTACTACCGGTGGTGGCGGCATCGCTGAGATCTGGCTTGTGAAGAACGGGGTTGCAGTGCCGAACAGCAATACCCAGTTTGCTGTCAAGAATACTAACGAAGCTGAGTTTGCCGCTCTGAACTTTGTGGAGAGTCTGGCTGCGGGCGATAACTTGCAGCTGTTCTGGGCTACAGATGACATTCACGTACAACTCATCTCGTATGCTGCGGGCGCCAACTTCGCAGGAGCGCCTGCGATTCCAAGTGCCATTGTCACTGTGGTTCCAGTCGGCGCCTGATAACGGGTAAAACCAGTTTACGAGGTCGCCCTGTCGCTAGAAGATGTCTTTAATCACTCCCATCCCTAACGGTCCGTTTTATTCTTCTCCATCGTATTACGTAAACTCTCCCCAGGGCTTCCTCATCGTTGGGAGTGGCCTTTCGGTTGCTCCTGATGGCACCTTGCTATCGGCGTCGAGTGCGGGTGGTACCGTTACCGGTGTTACCGCTGGCGTCGGCCTCTCGGGTGGCACAATCACTCTCGCAGGCACCATCAACCTGGTTCCCGCCACGAACTCCACTCTCGGTGGTATCAAGGTCGGTGCCAACCTGATTGTTGCTCCTGACGGTACGCTGTCGGCGTTGCCCCCAGGCACAGGAACTGTAAATAATATTACTCTCGGCACAGGACTCATCGGCGGTGGTGGTGGCCCTGTCGTCAACATTTCGTTGGCTCCCGCCTCCAAGACCCAGTTCGGTGGCGTTGTCATCGGTAACGGTATTGACGTTGTTGGTGGTTTGATTTCTCTGAGTGCTGCTACCACAGCAGCGGTGGGTGGCGTCCGCCTGGCAACTTCTGCCGAGGTTATTGCTGGTACGGACGCTAGCAAGGTTGTTACGCCTGCAACTCTGGCGGCAAAGACAGCCACCTTGCTGCGGCCGGGAATCGTACAGCTGTCGGACAGCGTAGCTATCGCTGATAGCACCAAGGCTGCCACGCAGACTGCGGCGTTCACTGCAAATGCCGCTGCCGTAGCCGCTCAGGCAACTGCCAACGCAGCGCTGCCAAAAGCTGGCGGGGTGATGACTGGCGTCATTACGTTCGCCGCTGGGCAAACATTCCCCGGTGTTGCTTTCCCGGTTGCTACTGCCAACTCGCTCGGTGTAATCTCCGCTGGCCCTGGCCTATCGGTTAATGCCTCTGGCGTTCTCAGCACGGTCAATAACGGAACTGTAACTGCCGTGACCGCAGGGGAAGGTCTCGGGGCTCCTGCAACTGGTAACACCATTTCTACATCGGGCACACTTCGTGTCGTTCCCCCTAGCACAGATGGGACCAAGATTGGGGGTGTGAAGGCTGGCACCAACGTTTCAATTGCCTTTGACGGAACCCTTAGCGTCCCTGGCTCCAACTTCATCGCAAGTAATAACCCCTATCTCTTCAATGGCTATGTCTGGCCTGCTCCGTTAGCTTCGCCCTCATTGCCTTTCCCTGGAGTCAACGGTCAGGTTCTGACTGTTATTGACAATGTTGCGGGGACAATCGGATGGACTAGCACAGGCACTCTGCAGTCGGTTGTTGCTGGTCCGGGGCTGACCGTCACTTCTACGCCGACAACTGCTACAGTTTCTTTGACGACGGTACCATCTATTACTGCCGGGAATTTTGGTGGGACCACGCTCATACCCACGCTGTCAGTCAATCAGTATGGGCAACTTGTTTCTGTAGGTGAGGCAAATTGTTACCCGCCTTTCCTTCAGGCCACGGTTACGGCTCCGCCTTCGCTGGTTCTTGACTTCACCACCAATAATACTAATTGGGAATACACTCTGCAAGGAAACACTACAATTATCAACCCCGTAAACGCTCAGTCGGGCCAAACGGGATATTTACTCCTGCGTCAAAATCCGCTGTCCCCTTACACAGTTACTTGGGACTCAAGCTGGAAGTGGGCTAATTTTGCCCCTTACGCAGGAAACCCTACTCTGGCTGCCGTGGACATGATTCAATTCGTGGTTGTTGATCCTAACTATGTCGTTGTTACTGGCCTGATCGAAAACATAGGGTAAAACCTGACGGGTTGGTTGGTTTTCTTTAGCGAGTTTTCCAACCTTCCCAATAAACTCGCTACCAGTATTATGCAACCACGTATTTATACGTACAAGATCACGTTTGAAGAGATTCCTCACTGGTATTGGGGAGTGCATAAAGAGAAGAGATATAGCGATGGGTATATGGGCTCTCCCGTGACTCATAAATGGATGTGGGATTTCTATACGCCGAAGATTCAGATTTTGGAGTTCTTCCCTTACACAGAAGAGGGATGGAAGCAAGCAAACTTAGTTGAAGACAGATTGATTAAACCAGACTTAAATGACCCGCTCTGTCTAAATGAGGGTTGCGGAGCTCGAGTTTCCAGGGAAGCCGCACAGCGTGGTGGATACAAGATGAAAGGAGTTCCCAAGACCGGTGAGCACCGCAAGAAGATAGGTGATGGCAACAGGGGGAAGAAAAGAAGTCCAGAGTACTGTCAGGCTCTTTCCGAACGGAATAAGGGAAGAATTTTAACCGAGGAACAAAAGGCTCAACGAAGTGCATCCATGCGTCAATTCTACCAAGAAAATCCCGAGGCTAGGCAGAAAAAATCAGAAGAGGGTAGTCAAAGAAAGTGGTATCACAACTCTGCAACGGGGGAAACTCGCCATTGTGTAGAGGCCCCTTCTCCTGAATGGAAAGAGGGTAGACCAATTGAATACTTAGGGGCCCCATGGTGGACGGATGGCAAACAAAATAGAAGGTCTCTTGAAAAACCGGGGCCCGAGTGGGAGCGAGGTATAAGCAATCACCCGAGTAAAAGGCGATTCCGGTGCACACTAACCGGGTTTGTTTCTAGTTCCGCCGGACTCACAAAGTATCAAAATTCACGGGGGATTGACACCTCAAATCGCGTTCGCGTTGAGTGATTTACCAGCGGTCGCATTAAGCTAAAATCACATTACACATCAGCAACCAATGTCCGACAAAAAATACTCGATCTTTACCCACCAGGGTGGATTAGGGAAGTCGATCGCAGCAACCGCTGTGGCCCAAGCTATCAAGAATAATTTCAAAGACAGAGAACTCATCGTGGTCACACCCTGGCCGGAGTTGTGGGTGAACCTCCCGTTTGTTTACCGGGTTTTTCCACTCGGCAACACCAGTTACTTTTATGAAGAATTCGTGAGAGACAAGGGTTCTCTCATCTTTGGTAATGAACCATATTACACGCACACCCACATTAATCATGAGCTCCCGCTTGCAGAAAGCTGGTGCAAGATGTATCAAATAGAATTCAAAGGCGAAAAGCCGATGATTCGTATCAACAGTGAACAACGTAAGGCAATCCGTAACTTTTACGAACCCAAGTTCGAGGGTAAAGACCTCCTGATTCTTCATTGCTGCGGGGGCCTCTATCAAAATGAGAAAGCGTTTTGCTGGCAAAGGGACATGCCTTATGAGGTAGCCACCAAGGTCGCTAAGCATTTTCAACAGAAGGGAATGTATGTGATGCAGATCACACGACCAGCAAGTTACAAAATCCCGGACGTATTTGTGCGAAATGAACAATTATCGCAGACTGAACTCGTAGGCTTGCTGGAACTGTCTTCCAAGCGTCTACTCATTGATTCGAGCCTTCAACACGCTTCAATGGGCCTCGGTTTACCCTCAGTTGTTCTTTGGAACGCAACCGATCCCTTGCTATTCGGATATCCTTTCCACACAAACATCGTAGCCAAACAGAAACCTCACAAGCCATTGCCTGGCGCATTTTTGTTTGATTATAGCTTCGATGGTTCAGAAAATGAGTGGCCCTATGAGGAAGGGGACGAAAAAGACTTGTTTAATGTAGACGAGATTATCTCAGCCTTGGAAGCTCAAACTAACGAACCCAAAAAAGGATTCGCATAGTTTGCTTCGCAAACCTGACACCACGGGAGCCGCAAGGCTCCCTTTCTCTTTGGCAACGGGTAAAACCCCCATAGCACCTAACCCGTTTGCATAATATGCCCGCCATCGTCTTTCCGCCATCGCCGGCACTCAACGATGTCTACCCCTTGGACCCCGGCACTTCCGGAGTCACCCAATACAAGTGGGACGGCACCAAGTGGGTAGCTGTGCCCACTGCAATCAACCTTGGCTCCCCAAACCAAGGCGCCTTTAACGATTATCAATGGCCGCCTACCGCAGGTGCGGCTGGGCGCCAGTTGACAACGGATGGCCTCGGCAACCTGACATGGAGTGGCGAAGCCGATGTGAGCATCCAGGCTCTTGGCCTCTCCACATTGATTGACGGAGTTTCGAGCACCTACACATTGACCGAACTCGGCACCCCAACATTCTTCACTCCGACCCCCTCTACCAACATCGTGGTCTTCCTGGGCGGCGTACCGCAGACGCCCACAGGATACTCAGTGACTGGCAACCAAATCACTTTCACCGGTGTGCCGCCGGCTGGTACGACTTTCTACGGAATCTCGAACGTTGTGGTATAAACTTGACGGCAGTAGGGTAAAAGCAGTTTACAGGAAATAGTTTGGAGTTAGCTTCGTGGCTTTGACTCGTGCTCAGCTCTTGAGTGGCGATGGCTCACAAGGATTTGTTCTCCCTGGACAAGTACAAGCAGTCACCGCCGGAACAGGCGTAACAATCTCTCCCACAGGTGCTCTGTCGATTAATACGGCAGACCCGGCATTCAACGCATTTATTCGTACTAACGCCGCTGGGGCTTTTAACGGTTATGTCTGGCCCGCTGGCCCTGGCACGGTCGGTCAGCAACTAACACTGGCTGCAGGCAACGCTCTTGTGTGGAGCGACTCCGACGGCATCCCCTGGACGACCCTCGGTCAGCTTGTCGTAGGTACGGGCGTAGGCACCGACATTCTGCTTAATGCAGGGGCAGACACTGCGGTGTTGATGGCGGATTCGAGCACTGCCAGCGGCCTAGCATATAGCGACTCTGTGACGAGCGCGATGCAGGTTCCGTCAGGCACCACTCTGCAGCAGCCTGCCACTCCCTCGATCGGTCAACTTCGCTACAACACCGACCTTGACCAGTTTGAAGGATACCTGGGCGCTGTTCCGGCGTGGGCTCCGATTGGCGGTTCTCTCAATCCGGCCACCCTCGCAGAAGCTGCCGCCGGTGTCTTAACCACCGTCTACTCTTCCCCCGAAACCGCTGTACCGAAAGATGCCTCCGGTATGACCGGTGCTGCCATCCTCCCAGCAGGTACATCCGCACAGCAACCGGCAGCCCCGGTCGACGGGATGTTCCGTTTTAATACCACCAACGATGCGTTTGAGGGATACGGTCAGAATCTGACTTCTTGGGAACCGCTGATGCCCACGGGTGCGGCGACCGATAAGACTGTTTACCTTAACAACCAGACAATTACAGCGAACTATACCATTCCTACGGCACCCATTATCAAGAATGGTCTTTCCGCTGGACCCATCACAATTTCCGCTGGCGTCACCGTCACAGTGCCTGCCGGTCAGGCATGGTCGATTGTTTAATCCCGTCTTTACCTGAACATGGCTACTCTTCAAGTTACAAATTTACAGAATACGGCGGCGACCGTTACCAACGTATCCCTACTCGCTGACGGGACGACAACCCTGGTTCTTAACTCGACGGGAACCGCACGCACTGGCGGCATCCGCTACAATGCAGGCAGCCTGGAAGTTTACACTTCCGGTGGAGTCTGGGCGCCTATCGGTGGTGGTGGAGGTGGCGTTAGCAGTGTGACTGCTTCAGCCCCCCTGGTCTCCAGCGGCGGCGCAACCCCGAATGTTACTGCAACTCTGGCTACTGCAGCTCAGGCGGCGGCTGGAACTAGCAACGTGGTTCTTTCCACGCCCGAGTTTTCAGTGCCGAAGGATGCTTCCGGCATGACTGGTGCGGCAATCTTACCGTCAGGAACTGACCTGCAACGTGCTGCGATTGCCAGCCCTGTGGTCGGTATGACCCGCTTTAACACCGATAGCGGGTATGAGGAGGTTTATACCGGAGCAACTAAGGGTTGGCGCTCACTGGATTTCCTATACGTCCCTGACCCTTTACCGGCGGACTTAACTATCTCCGCAAACACTACTCTGTCCGGGGTTATTAACTGTAATAACTTCACAGTAAACGCTGGCGTTACTCTTACAGTTGGTAGCCAGTCCCTCATCATTTATTGCGCCGGTACTGCTACGATTAACGGCACCGTAAATGCAAATGGTGCAGGACCGGTTGGAGGACCTCCAACTTTCAATAGCGTTTCTTCTGGCTCACTAACTGTAAATGGAGCGTACGGGGTTGGTCCGGGGCAAAGCCGAAGAACTTACAACCCTAGTGACTTTTTACCGGGGTCGGGGGGTAATTCTGCCGGTCTTGAGCTAGGGGGCGGTTTTGGAGCGGGTTCAGGAGGTACGAACGGAGGAGGCACCGGTGGTGGAGGATTTGTCGTCCGGGCTGCCGGCAATATTACCGTATCCGCAACTGGGGTCATTACGGCAAATGGGACTAGCGGGGGTTCAACCGTCGGCGGAAGTAGCGGTTTTTACGTAATTCCAGGATCTGGTGGCGGGTCTGGGGGAGCTGTAATCCTGCATTCTGACAAAAACATCACAATGGCGGGATCCATCTCCGTTCAAGGCGGTAGTGGAGGTGCTGGAACAACAACTTATTCTTCCAACCCTGCCGTAGGAGGTGGAGGTGGAGGTGGAGGTGGTTTTATCATCCTACAAGCTGGCGGAACGCTCTCAAACACGGGGACTACCTCCCTCACCGGTGGCGGTGGCGGGACCACAAATAATATTGCAACAGGATTTGGTTTGTCTGGCTCCCCAGGAGCCTCGTACGGGGGTGCCGGGGGCGGCGGTGGTGGATCTGGCGTAAACGCCACAGCGGGTGCAGCCGGTCAATACCTTACTTCCGGAAGTCCTTTTTAAGCCATGAAATTACTCATCCTCTTTAATAATCAACCGCTGATCTATGATGTTGAAAGCAGCGAAACAACTCAAGAAATTTTATCATCATTAGGCGTCAGTGATCCCTCCTTGTACCAGGAGTTTTCAGAATCTGATTTTGATCCCGCCTGTTACAGTTTTGTTTCAGCATTCTCCCTAGCCGAAGGTGTAGTTTCCTTCAATCTGCCGGACGCCAAGGTTCAAGCTAGCAACACCGTCAAAGTCCAGCATGCCGCAACCGAGCAAGCCGTAACCGCAGGTTACTCCGACACCGTTATCGCATCTCAATCCGGCCTCCCCGAAGGTGACCGTTTGCCAGAGATTCAGGCTGTTATCAGCGAAGTTAACTTCCTCGCCTACCAACTCTCGGACAACCTCGCCAAAATCGACGCTGCTACCGACGTAGAAACCGTTTACAACATTGTACAACAGCCTTCTGGCATCATTAATACCGGTCGTGGCGGTGACGGTCAGGCTGGTCCTTTGGATCTCAACCTGTCGTACTTCCCCGAACTTAACGATATGCCTGGCTACACTCAGGCTGATCTCGAGTTGTTTATCCCTGGCACCAACACCGTAATCCCCTACGACCCCGAGCTTCCGGCACCTTACACCTTTGATTCTGCGGGTAACTGCTTTAAGAACAACGACTGGCGCCTAGTCATTCGTTACGCTGGTGGCGGAGCTGTGTTGCGGACCATCACGGTTGAGGAAGGTAATAACCAGGACGTGGCATGGACTTATAACCCTGCTATTCCCGGTGGTGGTTCACATTCGGCCTAAGTGCGGTTAGCGTGTTGGGTTGCCTAACGGCAACCAGGTCGGGTGCTACGCACCCTCCCGCAATTTTCGCAAAATAGTTTCAAACATTTCTCGCACAAAATCCGAGGAGGAGTGCGCAGCACTCCGACTGGTTGCGAAGCAACCCAATCGCCCACCGCAAACCACCAGCAAACACACTCGACGGCAGGGTAAAACCAACCTAACGGTCCAATCACGCGAAATAAAATGAGCTTGCTCTCAGTATCTTCGATTTCCAACCCGAGTGCACCCCAAGCGAATATCTCGCTGAATGCAGATGGCTCGGTGACGTTGCCTGTTTATACCGGGAGCAGCGCACCGTTGCTCTTCCAGGCGGGGACTCTCTGGTACAACACCACTGGCCCCGCTCTGCAAATTCGTAACCCTGCAAATACCAGCTGGGTGTCTCTCACGCCTCCGGTTGCGGCGACGTTGGCCGAAGCTGCTGCGGGCACGTTGAATACGGTTTATTCCAGTCCGTTGACTTCCGTTCCGAAAGATGCGAGTGGGATGACTGGAGCGGCTTTGCTACCAACTGGAACAAATGCTCAGCGCACCGCTATTGCGACGCCAGTCGCAGGCATGACTCGTTTCAACACGGATTACACTCCGGATTCGCTCGAGGTTTACAACGGCACCAACTGGCGTCAAGTTGCTTACGTGCCGAATCCGACTCTGCCTGCTGACTTGACGATTTCGGCAAATACAACTCTTACAAACTCGACTTACGTTGTTAACAATCTGACGATTGCCGCTGGCGCTACTGCAACCTTAAGTTCTCAGTCCGTGGTATTCATTTGTTATGGCGATGTTAATATTGCTGGGACAATTAATGGTAGTGGGAGTGGTCCCACTGGTGGATTTGCCGCTGCGAGTGGCGGCACCAGTGTTACCCCGGTAATTGGGGTCAATATTGGGTCCAAGACCCCAGGGGTTGCTCTTGGCGCTGCGTTACCTTATCAGCCTTTAACAAGTTCAACGGGATCCGGTGGAACATCCGGGCAAGTTTTTAGCGGTGCTGGTGGCTTAGGGTTTTCTTCCGGCGGGAATGGAGGTGCGGGTATTCTTATTCGCACCTTAAAAAATGCGACAATCACTGGCTCCTTACTTTCGACTGGAACTGCGGCGTCTACCCCAGTCGCTAATGCACCGGTAGGAGTTACAGGTGGAGGTGGAGGGTCTGGTGGCGCCGTTGTGGTCCATGCTGCCGGGTTAATTAACTTTAGTGGAGTAATTGACGTTTCTGGTGGAGCTGGCGCAGCGGGCGTCATAAATGGAGTCGGAGTCGGAATGAATGGCGGTGGTGGTGGTGGTGGTGGTTATGTTATTTTAGAGGCTGACTCTGGTTTAACAAATACTGGTACAATCACTCTGACTGGGGGAGCTGCTGGTGCAACAGCAGGAACTGTAGACGCAAACGGCGGAGGAAACGGCGGATCTTACGGGGGTAAGGGAGGACAACACTACCAAGGCCCAGGACCCACAGCAGGAAGCGCAGGCGTATTCGCAACAGCAGGAAGCCCTATCTAATTTCGAGCTATGCAAAAAGTTATTGTCATCTACAACGGGGCTTCTCAAGTTTGTCCCCTGCTCTCCGAGCAAACAGCGGAGTCAATCGCTGCCAGCTATGGCGTTACCGACCCTGCTCTTTACAAAGAGTTTGCTGAATCGGATTTTGATACCGCCTGCTACGGGTGGTCCAATGCTTTCACCCTTACTAACGGGGTGGTTAGTTTTGATCTGAACAAAGCAAAACAACTTGCGGAAGCAATTGTTAATCTCCAAAGTAACGAAAAAGCCAAGGAAATTCTGGCCGGTCTCAGCTACGACGTTTATATCGCTCAGTGCTCCCTCCCTAAAGAGCAACGAATCGCAAAGTATCAAGCTGCCATTAACGCTAATAATGCTCTCGCCATTGAGACCGAAAATCGCGAACAGGCTATTTACGCCGCTAGCACCATCCAAGAAGTGAATGCGATTGTGTATCCGCCGAAGGACTAATCGCCAACGGCAATAACCGCAACAGGGTAAAACCACCCTAACGGTCCAAATCTCTATATCCCAATGAGCACTCTCTCAGTCTCTCAGATTCAGAATACGGCGAGCCCTACGACGAATATCGTCGTGAATGCCGACGGCTCCGTCACGCTCGGTTTGTATCGAACGACTGGCGTTGCGCCAGCGCCGGTCCAAACTGGAACCTTGTGGTATGACGTTGGCGGCGCCGGTCTGGTAATCTGGGACGGTGCTGCTTGGGTGAGTGCAGGCGGTGCCGTTAGTAGCGTGTCTGGCACAGCCCCGATTGTTTCTTCAGGTGGCGCCAACCCTGTAATTTCGGCAACCTTGGCCACGGCGGCGCAGGCTGCGGCGGGGACGAGCAATGTAGTGCTTTCTACGCCCGCGTTCAGCGTGCCGAAGGATGCGGCGACAATGACTGGGGCTGCGATTCTACCTGCGGGAACGGACGCACAGCGTGCTGCGATTGCCAGCCCTGTTGCCGGGATGCAACGGTTTAACACCACGCAAAACTCGATGGAGTATTACGACGGGACTAACTGGCGTGGTCCTTATGAGTATATCCAATCGGCAGGTTGGTTTGGGGGGAGCCCTGGGGCGATCGCGCAGCAGTTTGTTACCAGCAACACGGAAGCAACTTTCAACCTTAACGCAATTACATTAACCCCAGGAACCTGGTTAGTAGCTCTAAATTTTTATGCTCAGTGCAGCCCGAATAATCCGGCCGGAGTGTTCTCAATCAACGTAACTTTCCCTTACGCTGCTACCGGTGGGCTTGCAGATCCTAACATTATCTGGTGCTCCAAACCGGATGGACCGTTTTTCAGGTCAATATTGACCAGTGCCACCCCCTATGAGCTCGACACAGTAATAGCAATGAAAGTGGGCCCAGGAAACGTGACCCTGAATCAAATCAAAGGAAGTTGGGGCGATCTGGGATCTTCAGGCGCTGGCCCGCACGACCTTAAGATCAATGCCTGGTTCACCGCAATGCGAATTGACTGATTTAACACCATGAATTACGTAAAAGCTCCTACACCCGGTCGAGTCGTTCGTTACCGTGGTGAGTCCCTGTCTGACCCCGACTGGTTTGCAGAGGATGTTTCCGCCGATGAGTACGAAGGCGATTACGAATCCCTTGAGAACTACGATGCTCCGGGCAAGCCCTGGGACCCGACCCGTTTCCCCAAGCCAACTGCCGCAGAGAAGTTGGCCGCAGCTGGTCTTACAGTAGACGAGCTCAAAGAATTGCTCGGTCTCTGATTACTGTTAGCGTCTTCTGTTTGCTTCGCAAACGGTCGGCGCTTCGCGCCTCCGCGAATCTTGCCTCTGGCTCCGGCCAGGGGCTTTTTGCTATCTGCCAAAAATCGCGGGAGGGTGCGAAGCACCCGACCTGGTTTGCGTAGCAAACCCAACACGCCACCACCCTTATGTTGCCTTGAGGCAACCTATAACGCCTTTGGGTTGCCTTGAGGCAACCTTAGCCCCAGGGTAAAACCTTCCTAACAGACCCCGCCGCAATATGCCCCTCCTTACCTTCCCAGTGCCAGCCTCTGACGGCCAACTGTATCCGGCAACGCCTTTACCTGGCGAGAATCAGTACCAGTACGACGGACCGAACCAAACTTGGCGCTTGCTGGGAACGGCCACTGGTGTAAGCGCAGGGACTTACGGAAACGCCAGCAACGTCGGTCAATTCACGGTAGATGCCACAGGGCGGATTACATCCGCGCAGAATGTTGCCATTGCAAGCGGTGGTATCGGTACAGTAACGCAAGTTGATACGGGGCTCGGGCTGATTGGTGGCCCAATAACAACCACTGGTATTATTTCCGCATTGCAGGCAACCCCTGTAAGCGAGGGAATCGTATTTGGATATACTGACGGGATATCTGTTTCGTTGGGGGTGAATGCTCTACTTAGTATTTCCGGGGGAATAAACAACACGGCCATCGGCAATGACTCGTTGCTTAACAATGGGTCCGGCAACAACAACACTGCAGTAGGAGCATCTGCTCTCTGCGCAAATACGGGGGGATCTCTAAACACCGCCGTTGGCGTAAGCTCTCTGAAGAATTCCTCTGGAACCCTAAACACGGCAACAGGGTTCGGTGCCTTAATTAATAGCACTATCGGATCAAACAATGCTGGTTTCGGTGCTGATGCTGGTTTCCGATTGACGACGGGAGCCTGCGACACCGCACTCGGGACTTACTCCCTGTTTAACACAACGACTGGAAGTCAAAATGTAGGCGTTGGCTATAGCGCGGGATGCAACATTACGACTGGTTCTCAAAATGTTGCGATTGGCCCCAACGTTACGGTTGCTTCGGCAACGGGAAACTGCCAACTTGCCATCGGTTTCTCCGCTACTGACAACTGGCTGACTGGGGATAGTACCAAGGCGATTAAACCCGGTGCGGGTATCCTGGACTGCACAAACTCTACCGGAGCGGCAGGACAAGTGCTCATGTCCGATGGCGCCAACGCAGTTTGCTGGAGTGGCGGGGTCACAGGCATCTACACGTTTGGTACTTGCACAGTTGTCATTACGAATGGTATTATTACCTCGGTGACTTGATAAGGATCCTGTCGCTTGGCAGGTGCTGTTAGTTGTCTTCCTCATTACAGAGAAAAACTAGAAGTCAAGTGACATGCAATCAGGGTCATCAGATTTGAACGACCCTAGCAATTCGGGCGGTGTGCAGTAATCTCCAGCACCTTTGCTTCGGTTTGCAGATGCCAACGTGAGGGAGTAGCGGGCTTTGGCCATGTGCCATGCCACCCACTCCTGCCACAGTTGGCTATCAGTGAAGACCTTTGCGGTGGGTGGTCCTTTCAAAGTAATATCCGTATATTTCAAACCTTTTTCCGAAAGGAAGCAATCGGCAATTTCGGAGAAGGTCATTCCGACGTGATCAACATCTGTTTTCTGCCCGGGGATGATCTTCTTGCCAGATATGCTGCAGATTAGCGGTAATTGGCACGAATCCCGGAAAGCCCGCAACTGATATGTTACGGCAAACCTCATCGCAACCCGCACGTTATTGAAATGTTTCTGCTCAGGCGTCGCCGTTGTAGCAATTTTCTTAGTGGGGTATAATGCTGACACCAACTTGGCTTTGGGAATTGGCTGCTGGCTGCCACCTCGCTCCAACGATAACATTTTCACCTTCCTACCTCCCGCAATTTCAAGATTGCGTAGATATACCAAGGTCTCGGAATCGTTCGCAAGCTTCCCCCACTGGTCAGTAAGGCGGCAACAACGCAAGACAAAATCGCGGGCTTCGCCAATAAGCCTGGAGTTGGCCCTGTGGTTCGTGATAATGCGCCCAAGCTTCTGATTAAACTCTGTTTTTGTTAATCCGAAAGTATCTTTCCCAAGGGTTGACATGGTAGTAGGTTATAAATAATATGTAAAATTTACCCGTGCCCCCAGCCAACTATACTGCAAACAGTCGCAAAGTCCCCGGTGGTTTGAGCTCCTCTATAATTCGTCGCCGAGACGACCTTCGCCTGCTTGAAGGTACCCAGGTTCGGGTTTCCGCCCGCGTCAAGGAACTACGCAAGCATCCAAAACGCCGCGACCTTCACTCTTTCTGCTTGGTGAATGTTTTTGTCAGCCCTGTGCCAATGGGTGAAACCATTTACCTGTCCCACATTTTTGTTCTCAAACGTCAGTTTAAGAAGATTGGTCGTGTACCTAACCTCAATGAGAGGGTCACATTTATGGCCACTGTGTATAGTTACAGAAGACTCGGAGGCAATTCCCATGACCGTGGCCTCTACAATTCAACAGATTATGGACTACTACCCGTGAGTTATGAAGGTAACGATTGTAAATAAATTCACGCCGCAAGGCCAAGAGTTTTACGAGTGGTGGTTGGCAGATGGGCCCGACGGCGTCGAAGAAGTTCACGGCTATGCCACCGACTTGATTACTTCCTTCTCGAAAATACTAGAATGGCATGAGCGGATTGCCTCCGATTACGCTCAAGAAGTTATTTCAGAAATTGAAACCGCAAAACAATTTATTCAAAACGATGAAACCCACGACTGAAGCCTTAGCCGAATACAAAGACGCCGCCAGTAGGTGGGCTCAAGAAAGGCTTGCTGATGCCAACACCGTGATTTTGGATCTTGAGTCAACTGGACTCTTGCGAGAGGATCCCGAAACCGAGATCGCCCAGATTTGCATTACAAACACTAAGGGGAGACAACTTTTTTCAATGCTGTTGAAACCGTGCGCACCCATGTCAGACAAAGTGATTGGGATCCACCACATCTCAAATGAGGAAATAGTAAATCAACCGATTTTCCCACAAATTGCAAAAATAATTTCTTTTGTCCTTCGGGGCAAGCATGTAGTAGCGTTTAATCTGGAATTCGACTGGAAACTTTTAGTGCATATGTTCCAAAAGTACGATCTCCCAAAACCTGAGGTAGTGGGATTGTCTTGTGCGATGGACCGTTATTCAGAATGGTGTGGGGAATGGAATGCAAAACGTGATGGGTTTAGGTGGCAAAAACTCCCCAACTTTATTGGAGACGTTAGTCACGATGCCTACAACGATTGTAGAAACACCGTCAAAGTTATGGAAAAAATGACAGGGATGTTTGATGAGGGTAAATTGACGGCAGAGGATATAGATCTCGATTTTTAGGTAATCCAATGTTTCACACAGTCTATAATTCGTATGAGTCTAAACCGGAAGGGAGAGATTATATTGGCAAACACAGTACGGAAAACCCTTATGACCAGTATATGGGGTCGTTCTTGGATGAGAGTTTTGACCCGGACTTCAAAATTATCATGGCGTACGCAAAAACACCAGAAGGGGCTACTTGGTTTGAAATAAATTTTCACAATGTGTTTAATGTTGGAGCAAATCCAGAATTTGCGAACCTCGCAAAAGCAGCGAAAATTAAGTTTGACAGGACGGGAGTAAAAAACTCTGCTGAAACCAAGTTAAAGATTAAAAAATCTTGGACTGAGGAAAGAAAGCAGAGTATTAGAGAAAAAAGATCAGGCGAAAATCACCCCCTTTGGGGAACTACTCTTTCGGCAAAAACTCGAAGAAAAATGAGAGAAGCCAAGTTAGGTAAATCAAATCCAAGTGCTACTGAGAAACTTAAGGGAAGAAAACGTCCAGAGCATTCTAAGAAGATGTCTGGCGAGGGTAATCCCAAAAGCAAGAAAATAGAAGTCACCTACCCGGAAGGCAACATAGAGATTTTCCCATATGTAAAACTTGCAGCAAAAGCCCTAGGGTATGACGCCAACACTTTGGGAAAATGGGCCTCTAAAAACTACGTACCTCGCAAGGGTAGGTTAGCTGGTTACGCCTTTCGTTACGTACAGGACTTCTGATGGACACTCGGCTAACAGACGACGGTTTCTTCTGGATGCGTGACGGTGTACTTTCACCCGAGTTCTGTCAAGATCTTATCTCAAAGTTTGAAGCTTGTCCGGATAAGGGCCCAGGAAACACACTAAGTGGTTACAACTCAAACTCCAAGATTTCCACAGATCTGATGCTTTCAGGGCATCCCGACTTTCGGGAGGAGGATCAAACTTTATATCTGTCTCTGCAACTAAACAGCCGGGATTACCTCGACCAAATCGCCTATAGACCTTGGAAAGGTCCCTATGGAGACACCGGATACAACATTCAACGCACACTGCCAGGCGAATACTTCAACTGGCACACCGATTTCTTTGCGGATCCTTGGGCTAACTTTGTCAGAGTCTATACTTTCATCTGGTACCTGACGGATGTAACTGGTGAAGGGGGCCACACAGAGTTTGCCAATGGCTTGCGAGTGCAACCGAAGGTCGGACGCATGCTGTTCTTCCCCGCAGAGTTTAGCAACATGCACCGGGGGGTTGCCCCTGAGACCGATACCAAGTACATCGTAACGGGGTGGATGCACCAGCCGATTCATCCTCAGTTTACACCAATGCCTTCCCCACTACAATAAACCGTTATTTACTACCAGCAATGACCCCCGACTACGGAACCTACCGTCTGTCTTACACGCCTCCCGAAGCCGATGGGGACGAGGAGTATCCCCTCATCGCTATCGAGATGAGCACTAGCGGTGACACAAACGTGGACCAAATGCTGCGATTCTACGAAGCTTTTCTCGCAGCCGCAGGCTATCCCATTGACGGAGAACTTCAGGTCGTTCAACGAGAAACCCGAAGCTACGACTCCCGGTTCACTACTATCAGTTCGCAGTCTTGGTGATGGAAAATAATAATTGTTGGTTCATTGAAGGTTCGAGCAAAGCGCGATTGGTCTCGGTGACTCCGGACCCGGAAGGTGTACTTGGCTACATTGCTCGTGTAACCTCAAAGGATCAAACCAATCCAAATGTTGAACGACTCCTAAAGTACTGTGCCAAGCACGGACACTGGTCGGTGTTCGAGCAAGCGACAATGACGGTTGAGGTTGTTACCCCGCTGGCTATTGCGGTCCAACTTCTCCGTCACCGCAGCTTCTGCTTTCAGCAGTTCTCTGGCCGATACGAAGATCAGCAGGAGATGGTTAAGCACACCGCTGACTTAACTTCCTATAACAATCTCTTTTACATGCCCGAGGAGGCTCGGGTTCAAGACCCGAAGAACCGGCAGAATTCCATTCCTGCCACAGACCCTGCGTTGACAGACGCAATGTGGGCAACAATGTCCACCTCGTATATGGTCGCTCTTCAGTGCTACAATGACTTACTCCAGCGAGGCATCGCGAAAGAAATCGCACGGTTCGTACTCCCAGAAGGCGTTTTTAGCCGTCTGTATGTTACTGGGAGTTGTCGGAGCTTTATCCACTATATTGGTGTTCGTGATGACGAGGGTGTTGCTCAGTACGAGCACTGTGAACTCGCCCGGTGTATCAGGTCCGTCTTTGCAACGCAATTTCCAACCGTGAACGCTGCTGTTTTTAACTCTGAGCGCCCACCCGTAGAGATCGAACTTGAAGAGGCAAAAGCAGAGATCGCTGTCCTGAAGGCCACGCTTCGAGGTAAGCTATGAGAAAGTCAGGGGTATTCACTGACTGGCTCTATGAGTGGGACGTTCCCGAAAATGTTCTCGAGATTTCCCTGAGTCACGCTCAGAAGGCCACCTATTACAACGGTGTAAAAAACCAAACGTCCTACCCCGAGCAGTTTTTCGGGGATGACTTTGACCCAGTTCGAGATTGGGTAGATGCCAGACTGCACGAAATTAAACTCGATCTCGATCTGGAATGCGAGTTTCTTAAGTCCACTGTCTTCTGGACCACCAAGAGTGAACGAGGCCAGTGGCATCACACTCATAAGCACGGTTTCTCAGTCGTTAGCGGTATAATCTATCTGACCCCTTCGGGCTCACAAACTTGGTTTAGCAGAGAAAGTGTCTGGTCTCCGGATTACACTGGCATAGCCATCCACAACCAGGAAAAAAGCACGCTCTTCTTCAAACGCCAGACCGAAGTTGGCAAAGCCATCTTCTTCCCTAGCGGGGTAATGCACAGTGTCACCGAACACGACCGAACAGAACCCCGTCATACATTATCATTTAACAGCTACGTTTCCGGCCAAATCGGAAGCTACTCAGACATCCACTCTCGTCGTCTCCTCAACCTCACTGTCAATCAAAAGCAATGATTACCGCTAATCGTCAATCCATTACCGGTCACTGGAAGATTATGGCTGATTACCCGTCAAAAGACGGGGACTACATGGTTGTTTTCCGTAGGGAGGACGGAGGCATTGGAGACCCTGACATTTGGAGTTTCCAGCGAGGGGAATGGGAACCCCTCTTCGGTTACACCCCTGACTCTGAGCCTGAGTATTGGCTCGATATTCAAATGCCCCAATGATGGAACGTCCTAAGTTTGAAAACATAATCGAGATAAATACCAATCCCAGCGCTCTCTGGGTTATTGACTACAATGTCATGGTTCACGATATATTGAACTGGTATGTCTCTAAAATCGAAGGCTCTTTCTCTAAGGAAGTTGAAGCCAAACTGGTTAAAGGTGTCTGGGCTCTTTACGTAAACCGAGGCCCTCAGTTTCTCCCTAGAAACTCCTATCGCACAATCTTAGTTGCTGACTACCGTGATCCGGAAACTTCTAATTACTGGCGCGACGAATTTATGCGCGAGTCTGAACAAGTTCAACAAGCTTGGGCTGACTATGCGGAACAGCAAGGAGTTGATAAGGACTCCTTACGGACCAACTATAAGGGAACACGTGGCGCTAAGACAGAGTCTTTCTGGTTTGTTTACAACATCGGTAAAGACTATTGTCAAAAATTCTTCCCGTGGTACTGGCAGCTTGGGTACGAGGCTGACGACCTTTCGGGATCAATTGCTCGACTCAGTCGAACTTCTGAAAAAGATTCGGTGATCCACCGCAGACAAATCCTTCTGCACACTTGTGACAGAGATTGGGCACAACTGATTGACGATGAGAATAAAATCTACTTCTCGAACTCACGCTGGTGCCGCCCAAACGAGCGGATCCAAGAGCAACTTCAAAAGGAAGAAGGAGTCCTTGAGTGGGTCGAATACAAGATGAAAGTGAAACTCAAGCACCCCTCGGAGATGGCTGTGCACAAGTCGATCCAAGGTGACATGGGCGACAATGCCGTCAAGGGATCGCCCGTGGAGTTGTACGACCTAATTTACCCGCACCCGAAGTGGAACATTGATGAGTTGCTCTGGACCGAGGAGTTTATTGAGTCGATGAATAATCCTGAGCCCACAACAAGGCATGACCATTACGAGCAGACTATCCGCCAATTTGCAAAAATCTCTCTAGAAGTACCAATTAGGGTATAACTTTAAGGGGTTGGTGATTTCCTCGCGAGGGTTCTCACCTCCCCAAACCCTCGCAAAGTTTAGAATGAATAAAGAAGTCTCCATCGTGAAGGTGGATTTTAGACCGTACAGGAAAATAGCTCAGGAGAACTGGGGACTTACGGATGAACAGATGCAGGGAATGCACGTTCATCACAGAATACCCGTTTCTCGCGGGGGTACAAATGATCCCAGTAATTTGTACGTCTGTAGCGCTTGGTTTCATATGGGCGTCTGGCATGCTGAAGACGGATTTAACAGCCTAATCCCTCATGCTGTGCAGGGAGGTAGGGTAGGAGGTAAGAAATCCCGTGTTGGCCCCATCTCTTACGAAAGAAAGTTTGGAATATTTGGGCTTGACCCGGACAAAAAGAAGGAAGCAGAAGTAAAAGGCGGTAGATCCACTTTTGAACAAAAGACGGGTTGTCATGCACCTGAATTCAAGGGAGTAGGAGCCAGAAAAACCAATTCAACCTACTGGGAAGATCCGGATCACCCTGAGCTTGGTATATTGCAGGCCGGTCCGTTAGCTCGAAGACAAAAGGCGCGGGGCTTACCGCACGGCAAGGAGAACCGCAGAAGAGTAAAGAGCGATTAGAAACACAGGGTAAAACCAATCAGACTAAGGTTCAAATGTGGACGCAGCGTACCAGGCAAAATATCTCGGCATGGCTCGCCTCCTTTGGCAGGCAAGCGAGGGGGATCCTTCTCGGATCCCTGCGGATTATGCTGGGTATCTTGACCATGTTTACAATGATGGGGATATCTCTCTGGTTGGTTGCCTCCCTTTAGTGGAGGATTATTCTGAGCTCGAAGATTTTGAAATTGACGAAGCTATCGAAATGCTGGGCAAGGTCAATCCAGGTGACTGGCCTGACGTAGGAGACATTGAAGGAGTTTCCATGGAGGAGCTCCTTCATGTTTATGATGAAGATGCCTCTGAGTTTGACTTCGTAGAAGACAACTTGGGGACAGCTGAAAAAGTAGAGCAGGTTCTTAGCAAGGTTATATCGAGTGTGTTCGGCGACAAGGTCTCAACAATACGTAGTGAAAAAGGCTATTTCGCCAGCCCTAAGAACAACTTCTTGCAGGAAGACGACGGCACCTTTGCGGGAACCTTCATGCACGATGGGAATAAATTTGTGTTCGAGATAGCCCCAGCTGAAGATGGCTGGATTTGCACATACCGAATGCACTGGAATGACTTAGATAAACTACCCCCGCTTCATGACGAAGACGATAGTAATAAGAATGACTACACGAGACGTGTTCGCCATCGTGGCTGGAAATAGGAGGTAGCATATGGCATCCCAAGGCGGCGTATTAGCCACGGTAGGCATCACCCCTTCCTTCATCACGCAGTTGGCCACGCAAACGGCATCAAACGGCGTCCCCCAAGCACTTGGCCAAGTCTGGCAAGGATCTGGCCAGTCGTTTTTTGGGTCTGCGGGCCAGGCACTTGGTGGCGCACTCGCAGGGTCCGCAGTTAACATTGCTTTGAATTCAGCGCTAGGGACGAATGTTGTTGGCCCTCAGGGTTTGAGTTTGACCTCCGGTGCTAACATTTTAGCGTCGACCATCACCCCCTATGTGACAGGAGCCGTTGCGGCCGGGATAAACCAAAGTATTAATAACAGTTTGAAGTCAGCAGGGCCTTTCGGCCCGATTCTGTCTAACATTGGCACTTCCTTAGTCAACCAGACATTTAACGGAATCACAAATGCCATTACGGGGGCCACCACTCCCGGCACCGGCAATGCGACTAACTATAAGATGTTCCCCGGGGCAGACGGCATTGGAGAAGTTCCGGCGGTTTATAATGATGGGGGAGCTTACACCTTAACGGATATTGTCTTCTCTCTGCAACCTGCCAACCAGGGGCCACAAGCATTCGGGGACAGTCAAGCAGCTAATGACCCCAAAACTGCTACAACCGCAGCCGTCACGCAAGTGGCAGGGGATTCAGGGTCCGTGACATCTTCCGCCGGAGCCACCGCTAATGCCGCTAAAGCCGAAAAAATGGCGCAAGGAACCTCGGGGACTACGGACTACGATAGAGCGATTCTTCGTTTCATGTCAAAAGGTACTCCCACCTCTGAGGCGGAAATTGCCAAACTCAATACTGAAGAACTTACCGCTCTTAATGATACTCTAAACGCTACGGACGGCCAAGGTCTAGAGCCTCTACCCGCAGCGGGTTATTTTGGGTCTTGGTCCTTCATCACCGCACCTGAGAACATTGAATGGGATGTGGCAAACGCCTCCAACCGTGTGGATATATTTGGAACCAATAATCCGCCGGTGGTTGCAGGCACAAAGGGCATGCGCGATTTAACTCTGGGCAATGCTTTAGTGGAGGGTTTTGTCCGTGGGGTTTCTCTGGAAGGAAAAATTGCGGCTCTTGAAAAGCTGATGAATTACAAGCTTAATTCTTCAGACGGGTTCGTGTCAGTTCCTGTTTACCAAGTTTGGGCAAGTGAGAAAAGTTATGGCGGGTCCGAAGCTTATTACATAATTAAAGACGTGAAAATCAAGGAGACAATGCGCGACCTGAAAGGAAATGCAACTCGCGCGTATGTCGACATATCTCTAACGCAAGTTCCGGCATACCAAGTTAACTCCGGGAGAGATCAAGCCAGTGCAACCACTGCAGGCGCTAAGTCGGGTTTGCTGGCCAAAGTTAAAGAACAAGCTGGGACAACAGCGACTTCAGGTGCCACGTCCAACGC